TACTAACGAGATACATTCAAGGCAGGCTGTTGGAATTATCCAATGTTGATGCTTATGAACCAAACAAGTTAGCATTAACTAATATGTTGTGGTTTCTTGGCAAGGCAACCAGTAATGAAGTGATTGTGGCAAAGCTTAAAATCATGGATGGTGCAGATATAAAAAGAAAGAAATATCTTAGTAGGTATGATCGTAACGAATCATTATATGAGGATGATTATTCCAAGGCGGTAGGCACTATCGGAAAGGATTGCTTGTCGTATTTACAGGAATGCTTGACGTATTTACAAAACGCCAAAAATGAGGTGCAAGATGAAAACAAGGCAAGCCAATAAGATTTTGAAGAGCCAGAATGATTATTGGTGGTCAAGAAGATATTGGTATAAGTTAGGATTTGACCAATTGCGTTCTAAAGACCATCGAATCACCAAGGCGATAAGTTTAACTAAAAAGAAGTAGCGTATGGTTAGTTTTTTGAATATTACCGTAGGCGAGAAGGAGTTTGATGAAATCAAAGAAGGTAAGGCAAAACAAGTATATCTGCCTTGCATTCCTCATTGGTGTCATACAGTAGTCGAGGGTGTAAAAAGAGAAGAAAGATTAGACCGATTAACGGTCAGATTAGATAATAATGGCAAACCTTATATTCAGTATGGGTACTCTGTTGAACATTACCCTAAGAAAGTTGATTATATTCAGCTTTTCTGTAGGGTAGGTTTTCAATTAAGAGTTCTAAGTATGGATTGCGCAGGTTTCAGTATTGAGACTACTCAAACGAAAAAGGGAAATGGTTTTATCGAGTATAAGCCAAAAAACTTTGTTGTTCATCTAAAATAATATGACGTATGAATATAGCAATTTTATATCTTAGCATGAGCTTTATTTACATCTTGCTTGTTTGTTTGGATGGAGAAGATGTAAAGCCAAAATGGAAGCAATGGCTAGCTGACAAACTAGGCATCAAACCAAAGATAGAGGTTAGATACATAAAGCCACAAGTTATTAAGCTTCATTCAAGAGTTGAAATGTCACACTTTTATACGCAGTATTATGGTCGTGATAAATCGAGCATGGAGCAATTGAAGAGAAGAGCAATAGAAAGTGTGTACGATGAAATTCTTAAGGGAATGAAGGCAAATGGATTGGTTTCCATTTCGCAATATAATGACATTTATAGTAATAACACTATTTATGAGGGGACATGTGAAATTTATAATAACAAGTAATGTATGAAGATAAGACAAGCTAAGAAGATAATGAAGCAAGTCTATAAAACCCGATATTGGGCTTATAGACAAGGCTATTATTGTGGCAAAACGGATGCCGGAAAGCTAGCCGGAGACCATCGTTTGTTAAAGGCCATGCGTCTTACAAAGAAGTGGGAAAGCCGCAAGATACGAAACGATGTGAATAAAATATTGGAGAAGAATCCTCTCAAACCAAGAGACCTTCGACGTAGTGCTTTAAAATTAATGAGCTATGGATGTAGCAATGCTTAATCGTAAAATTCTCGGTGTAGATTTTGAATATAAAAACTTCTAAAATGAAAAAGAGATATGGAAATTAAAGATAACAAATTAGTCCTTGATATTCCTGAAGGAATGGAAGTGGACGTTGAAAAAAGTGACTTGAAAGCTGGCATTATTATGCTTAGAAAAAAGGTAATCTGCTATGCGGATGTCTTATCTGCTTTAGCTGAGGAAGGTGTTTGTCCCGTTGACATGAAAGTTCCTGGTTTGATTGCAGGAAAGATAATCGCATTAGCTAGGTTAATGACCATAGCTAAGTACTATAATGGAGATTGGAAACCGGATTGGAAGTCTAAAGAATATAAGCATAATATCATGCGAACCAACGAATATGGTATTACTTCTAGTGGTAATTATAACGAAGGAACAATTTACTTCAAAAACAAAGAAGATGCCCAAGCTGTTATTGACAATCCAAATTTCAGAAGTATTCTTGACGCAATCTACAAGGACTAAGGCTTATGAAGGAGATATTCTTTAATAGTGTGAAGTTCCGTGAAGTCCAGCATTTGGCATTCTCGGATGAATATATAACCGCATACGTGTCGGTGAACCATGTTCCTAAGATATACCTAAGTGTAAATACACCTCGTGATGAATATGGGTTTGTGAAAGGTAAATCAAAGCGTTACTTTAGAGTAGGATTAGGAAAATGGCTCACCGAACGAGCGTTTATTAAAAAATATTTTAGTGAAGAATAAATGAATATAAAAAAGTCAGATATGGAAACAAATATAAACATAGCGGCAATCCTAAAGGATAAGCCAGAAGGTACGAAACTCTGGACTGATATGTTTGGAAGTGTTACGTTATATGTCGTTACTGATGCATGTGATGCTTTTCAAGTTAAGCATCATAAAAAAGAACCATGGTTCGATAAAGAAGGTAAATTGTGCAAGGAAGGAGTTCTGTGCATCTACCCTAGCAAATCAATGCGTGATTGGTCTAAGTTCGCTTGGAAGAGATGCGATGTACTAGTAAGCAATGATGGTGGTACAGAAGTTATCTTTGATAAATGGTATGATGATACCTACACGAGTTTCTATTGTAAGCATTACCTTAACAGTGAAGATGAGAATAACATCGTGTATCACGAAGCATTCTTATGTACAACTGAAAGATATTCTCTTGAAGATAAGGATACTGCTATGACCTACATCAACACCTTAGAGGAAAGATTGGGTGGTAAGCTCAATCGTGAGACCTTGGAGATAGAGAAGGCTCAGCCAAAGTTCAAGGATGGGGATATAATCTATGCAGAAAGTGATGCTTATCATTATCCTTCGATTCATATCTTAAACACTAATTGTGATACAAGACGTTATTATGCTAGGTTAGTAATTAATGGTAGTTATGATGAAGTTATCGACTATGATATATCTGCATTTGATGACGCTGCCCCAGATAGACTTCGCTTTGCAACAGAAGAAGAGAGACAACAACTCTTCAAAGCTCTTGCAAATGAAGGCAAGGCTTGGGATGCTGAGAAGAAAATGATTGTGGGCTTGAAGTCATTGTGGACTCCAAAGCCTTTTGATAAGGTGCTGGTTAGAAATTCGGATGCTGATAAATGGTTGGCAGGGTTCTTCGAGAAATTCGAGAAGTCTTGGAATAATCCATACCATATAATGAATCTTCATCACATGACAGATTTTGCTTTTAAGCAGTGCATTCCTTACGAGGGTAACGAATCATTGTTAGGTACAACTAAAGATGTGGAGGGCTAAGATATGGACGAAGCTTTTAAGAAAGAACTTATAGAACATTGCAAAAGGCAGATACAATACTTTGAGAGAATGGGCAGAACTGATTCTTTCGCATATAAGGAACATGTTATCTTGCTTAGTTTTCTCGAACGTCCATATTTACCTTTTTAATACAACAATAGTTATGATAGACGATAAGAAAATAGAAGCTGCCGCTTTTGAGGAATACCCTCTTAACAGCGATGGAAATATTATAGGAAGAAATGGTTTCGAAGAAGGTGCTAAGTGGGCTATCAAAGCGTTTTTAGAAGGCTTGTGGCATCAAACAAATAAAGAGCCAGAAGGATATGATGAATGGATATTGCTGCACTATCGTGTAGGCAACTATTATTCATTAGCCCAAGTCAAAGACTTCAAATCTTGGAAAGGATTTGTTGAGAGAGCACCTATAGAAAACTGGCTCTATATTGATGATTTAGAATCAAAGGAAGGAGGTGAATGCAAATGACCGATGCAGAATTCTATAAGTTTGTGCTTGTACTAGAGAATGAAGCGTTTCGGCTTTCGAGAAGCCAAAACGAATTTAAGGAACATCGGGGGATTATAGAACAGTCTTTCAAGCTAGGAGGACTGTTCATTCTTCGAGAGTTGGAAAAGTATTTTAATCAAAAGAAGTAGGAGTATGAAAAAAGTTTCTTTGACTGATGATGAGCTAGAATTACTTATTATCGGGCTGCATTGTGTAGATAGGTCTAATTATAACAACTACGGACGATATTATGATTCTTATGATAAAGTGTCGCAGATGAAGGAAGAACTTAGGATTAAACTTAAGAGAGCATTGTATAATTTTTAGTTTTGAATAGTAGTTTAAATATATTAAGATATGGAATTAAAGATAAAAACGCATCATGCATTACCTTGCCGTACAGAGGTATTCATCATTAACGGAAAGAATGCCGAACAAAACGATTTTGGCGATATGTATGACCATCATGCTCAAGATGCAGAGCCTTATGCTTGTGCCGATATGCGCTTTGACCCAAAGCCTCCAACAAAGGAAGTACTAGACCGATATAATATAACGGATAAAGAATATTATGACATCTGCAACGAACTAGAATGTGAGTTGTGCGTTGGTCGTTGTGGATGGTGTGTTTGATAGATTTTAGAAATAAATAATATGAGCAATGACGAAGGAAGAAATATTGGAAAAGGCATCCGATTTTGAGGATGAAGATGAGTTTGTGAAGTGTGATAGATTGCCGTTCACTGAGGAATGGTGGCTTTTGCATCAACTAGTGTATCATCTTGGCTTGACTTGTACCTATACAGGTCGTGGTTATATAATTGAGAGACTTAAAGAGCGTGAGACACACGTTAAAAACTGAAAAGAAGAAACAAATGGAAAGTAAGATTGTTTTGACAAAAGAAAGCTCTTCATCGGATTTGGAGAGTTACTTTCGTGGAGTTTTGGAATTAGATAAGCAGAGAAAGGAATATCCTGTAAATCTTGATGAAGTTTGGCAACTTTGCTATGCGGAGAAAGGAAAGGCAGTGCGTGCATTGAAGACCAACTTCATTGAGAATGTGGATTTTATCAGTATTGCCAAAAATGGCAAAACTGCAACAGGTGGTTATAAAGAGGTTAGCTATCACCTCACCTCCGCTTGTTTGGAATATTTTGTTGCTCGCAAGGTTCGTCCGGTGTTTGAAGTGTACCGCAAGGTCTTTCATTGTGTAGCACAAGGCATGATACCTTCTTATCAGATTGAAGACCCAATTGAGAGAGCGAAGCGTTGGATAAAGGAGCAGGAAGAGAAAAAAGCCATTGAGGAAAAGAACAAGGAAATGCAGCCAAAGGCAGAATACTTTGATAACTTAGTTGACAAAGGCTTGCTTACGAACTTCCGAGATACTGCAAAGGAGATTGGTATGAAGCAGAATCTATTTATCAAAACCTTGATTAAGAAGAAATACGTCTATCGTGATAAACAGAATCACATTAAGCCATATTCACAATACAATGGTGACTTGTTTAAGGTGAAAGACTGGGGAAATGACAAAGCTGTTGGTACAAGAACACTGATTACACCAAAGGGAAAGGAGACATTCAGACTACTTTTCGGAAATGGTAATATGCCTTCGTTGAATTTCTAGGTAGAAGGAGAGGAAAACTACTTCCCCTCCTTTGCCTTAATCTCCAGCTCGATAGGCTTGCCACAATGAGGGCAGATGATAGCCGGATGTGATAAGGTTTCACCATCAATAGCAAGAAAACTAGATGGCGAACAACCACAAATATTGGCTATTTGCTCTACTTTTGCAAACGAGATAGAACCATTATTGATTTGTTGTGATAATGCCGATTGGGTTATACCTAACTTTTCGGCTACAGATGAAATGGTTTGTCCATTACTTCTAATTATTTTCTTTAAGTCCATACCTTATTATATATAAGTGAATACTAATATTTATTTTGCTGCAAAGATAGCTTATTTCTTTTATACTACCAAAGAAAAAGAGTTAAATATTAGAAACGGCTAATAAATAGTGAATAAATGTTTAGAAATACCTTATATGTGTTAAATACGTGTTAATATTAGAAAATACTTATAGAAATATTTGGTAGTATTAGAAAAAACTACTATCTTTGCAATGTCTTTAAGAGATAAAGGCTTTAAAGTTTAACTATTAATTGCTGTTATGCAGCCGAGTCGGCACTCGTAAAACGGTATAGTGATTATGGCTACTACATTAAGAAATACATTGAGTGAGGTAATGAAGCTTGCTTGGCAGTTCATCAAGAAGAATGGCTACACAATGAGTGAGGCTTTGAAAGTTGCTTGGATGAACATTAAGCTGAAGGGTCAGATGAAGAAGCGCATCGTGAAGTTCTACTTTCAGAAGGTCGATGGCAGCTTGCGTGAGGCATTCGGCACATTGAGCGAGAGGGTTATCCCAGCTACACAGGGTGCAGGTCGCAAGATGAATGACACTTGCCAAGTGTACTTCGATACAGAGAAAGAAGAATGGCGTTGCTTCAAGAAGGCAAACCTTATGAGAGTAGCATAACAGATTTCTAACGATTAAAAAGAAACTAGATATGAGCGCAAAGATTATCGTGATGCAAGGCAACATGGTTGCAACCATCGAAGAGACGAACAAGGACGCATTTATCAAGCGTGGTGAGTATAAAGAGACCGAGCTGGACAGACATAAGCGTGAGGTCGATTTCTTGATTACAAGCATCGCTAACCGCTACGAAGTGACATTCAATCACAAGGTAGAGCTGAAGGAAAGCCGGAACATCAAGAAAAGCGAGTATTTCGATAACATCTACTACGTTACCGAGAATGCATTGAACAAGCTTAAAAAGCAATACTCATACGAGTGTGACTTGTAATAGACTTCGTGAGGCACACGTAAAACTGCACCGGACTTTGAACATTAAATATTTAAAAGATATGGATGAGAATTTCTTGAATGTGCTCTATATTGAGCACACAGACAAAATAGGCGTTTTAAAGAACGATAAGGACGAAAGGGTATCAGTTATCCTGGGGACGGATAAAACGCTTGTAGAGCGCAAAAGAGAGGGTAAAACGTACCTTCTTGTACCATTGACAAAGAACCATACCTTTGTCTGTAAGGGCGATAGCATTGTTGTGGATGGTGAGCATATTGAGAGTGAAATCTTTTTCCGTGAGGATGGTGCTCAGTGGATTGAGATCGATAAAGAAACGTTATCTAAGGTAGCGTAATTAATAAGGAGGTTTAAGCTATGAAAGTATATGTAGTTATTTCTTCGTACCAACATGGATTGGGTGATGCGGTTGAGGTCGATGCAGAAGTCTTCGATACTAGAGATAAGGCTAGAAAGGCGATGGGACACAAAGGGATGAACACTTTGGAGAATTATAAGCGAGTTTTGAATTGCGATGATTATCTATACAACGTCTCAGATTCTTTTTTCCATATTTCTGATAGTGAAGGTGAAACGTGGGACAATTTCGATATTGTAGAGCAAGAATTAAAGTAATAAGACTATGGATATTAAGATTATCAAATGCATCTTAGATAATGCAAAGGAGTGCGGTTGCATTGCAGGTATTTCACTCTCAAATGGGCAGTTTCTCATGCAAATTTCAGTAAATCAAAGGTATTTGATGCTACTGCCGATATTCTTTATAACGAAAAAGAACAGATGATAACAATACTTGCAGAGAACGGAAACGGAGATTACATTGATAGTAATTCTGTTATGCGTATCTTTGTAAGAGAAGGTTTATAACAATTAATTATAGGAGATTAGAATATGGATGCAGGTCATGTGAATGTGATATTAGGCGAAGCCGAGAACAAAGGTCTTAGAGGAACTATCAACTTGGTAGGTGGAGCAAAGGTAAGTTTCGACTTCAATAGTGTTGGTGGTGAAACCTCTTTCAATTGCAACACAAAGAACAGAACACTTATGATTGGGAGTGGAAATACTGTAGTATTCACACGTAAATATATAGATTGCAACTCTATCCAGTATATTGAGATATTTGAGCGTACAAACTAATTATAGGAGATAAGAATATGGATGTAAATAACGCTATTAACGTATATGAGAATGTTGTAGGTGTTAGGGTTGAAAACATTCAAGATGTAGTAAAAGCACAGGCAGTAGGTCTTTTTATTACAAATGAAAACGGATATGGTTACGACTATCATATTGAAGATGAAAAGGATGGTGTAGAGCGTGAACCGACAGAACATGAGGTGTTTGAGCGCATTGCCAGAGATATTGCTGATGGTAATAAAGTTTATGCGTGCATGATGCTCTCTCATGATTTGTGTGTAATGGAAGATACCAACACGACAATACAGAGCGATTTCTATGTAGGGCAAAAGGTTTACACCATGCACAAAAATAAGATTATAGAAGGTGAAATCCGCTATCTATCTCTATCACGAGGTATTTTACAAGGCGATGAGCGAAAGGCTCTTTTGGGTGAAATGGCAGAGAAGTTGTATTATTACATTGGTTTCAACTTCACAAACGGACGAACCCCAAAGATTGGCTCAGAAAAAGATGAAATTATTAACAAGATTTACTCTTTGGCTAAGGATAATTATGCCGTATTGAAGACAGATGATGGAGATTATCTGTCAAGACATACAGAAGAGATTTTTGCCACAAAATCTGCTCTTGTAGAGAACTTAACGAAGGACTAAACAAAGGAGATAAGAATATGAATATACTAGATTATTATGAGATTGTCACCTCAAAGATTTTCAAGTTGGAAAGCATGAACGAGGGGCTTGTATTGATAGCACCGGAGCAGGAGGTGGATGGAGTCCGTTCCTTGATGGTGGGGGTGTATGTACCTGAGCATGAACGATACAAGATGTACACTTTCCGTTCCTCTATGAATGAGGGTGAATTAGGCGACAAGTACAAGGCGATGGTCGGCACGATGGATGTGCTTAAATTGGATTGGGACAGAATCAGAAAGAAAAGACGGAAGAGGTTCTAACCTCTTACCGCCTTTAGGATGCATTCGTTGATGAAGTCACTCTTGTTTCCGTCTAAGGAGTTGAGGATGTCGAGCGTTTCTTCTGTGGCTGAAAAGAACATACGTTTAGCGCATTTCTTCTTTCGTCCACAGCCTTCTCTTGCACCTCCCCATGACTTGGTTGTCTTTTCTTCGTTTGTGTCCATACGTTAAAAATTTGGTGGTTTGAAATAAATTTCGTACCTTTGCAACGAAATCCCAAGGTGGGAGGCGGTGGTGACTTCACCACCTCCCTGTTGGAAATCTAAGCTTTACAATTCAATTGTAAGAGCAACTTTGATTTTCCAAATCCGAATTGAAATATACAGTCTCATGCGGCTTTGGGATTTCATTTTACCTACTCTTTCAGGTTTTCGGCATCCCCTTTGTAATCTCTCTTTGATTACACTGCAAAGATACGAAAAATATTTGAAATATGCAAACTATTTCAAGATTATTTTTAGAAAACATGAAAATAAATTAGAGTTTCCTTGCATTTCTCGAAGGTTTTTGTTACCTTTGCGGATGCAAATAATAAAACAATGAGCTTATGAAAGTATTATCAATTCGACAGCCGTATGCTTGGTTAATCGCTATCGGCTGCAAGACCATTGAAAACAGAACATGGAATAGAAAATTCCGTGGTCGTTTCCTTATCCATGCAAGCCAAGCCAAACCCGAAAAACTTGACGGATGGCAGGAGAGCGCAATGAAGAAATATTGCCAAGAGCATGGTATTGTTATTCCGGACTTCAAGGATTTGCCAACTTCAGCCATTATCGGCAGCGTAGAGTTGGATGATATTCAATTTCATGAGGCTTATCCGGATGCGTTTGCTGAAGATTTCCAATATCATTGGTTCTTGAAGAATGCTAAATTGTTCGATGAGCCGATTAGAAACGTCAAAGGCAAACTGTTCCTCTGGGATTATGAGTATAATGAAACAGAAATGTAAAATAACAATACTTTTGTAATAAAAATACAAGTCGTTGAAAATTAGAGCAAAAGCGTTTGTTGTTCTTTGGAGTAGATAAAAGTCAAATGTAAATATATTATTAAGCGTTTAGATTATGAAGAAGGTCTTATATTTTATTTCTTTTGTTGTGTTCTTGTTGACTAGTTGTACATCTAAGGAAAATAAAGCAGATGCCCTTATCAAGGCAAGAGGGTTTGAGTGCGCCAATATAGAGAAATTAGAGGAATTTCAATGCAATCCTGCTTCTGCTGAAATGGTTATGGTTGCTTATAATAGTTTGTGGTGCAACGACTCGCTGTCTAGGAATATGTATTTGTCTAGTAGTAATATCAATTATGTTTATAATGAGATACAAAGACAAGAGCAAAATGCAAAAAATCTGTTGGAAAAAGCTGATGAGATTGGCATGATTAATAATCATACAGAATTATGTGGTTATTATGTTGTTATCTCTCCCGATAAGATTAATGGTGCGTATATAGACAAAAATAGAAAATGTACAAGATATGAAGTATTCTTCGATAAAGATGTCGAACGTATCATAGGAATACATCCAATTCACAAATAAACGAATTAACAGGTTTAGTGTTGTAAAGTTAGTATATTGACAATTTAAATAAATGAGATTATGAAGAAGATTGCTTACGTTGCCATTATTGTAGTAATTGTTGTCATTTGTGGTTACGCAATAAAGGTTGCCTCTGAAAGAGACAAGATGATAGCTGAAGAGTGGGAACAACATGAAATACGAGCTATATCCAAGGATTCCTGTATGCCAAAACGTGACTTGGTTTTAAAAAAATATTTTGGCAAAAGCTACAAGGTGATTGATAGTCAGTTTTATAACAATAAGGGTTATAATAATCAGAATGGTAGCTTTAGTGATAAAGGAACTATAGAAGGTGTTGTGGAAGGGAAAAATGGGAAATTTGCGTATGATATGGAAGTCTCAATTCCTTATAGGAATCCTAAAGATTGGAATTTGGTATCGTTGATAGTGAAAGACTTGAAATCATGCCATTATGTTTATATTGTGAGAGATGGAAAACGGGAAGACCCAAAAGAATACGAAAAAGCAAATGCCACCAGTTCTTCTAGTGAGACCGATGTGTATGTTTCGGATGAAGACTTGTATTCAATAGAGGATGCTCTTCAAAAAGAGTGGAATGTTAGTAATGCTTCAAGTTCTGTTGGTGCGGAAAACTCCAACGTGTTCAAGGTTAAGAAAGAAAGTGTTAGTGGACGTGAGGTTACTGTTTCTTATTCTTTGCGCTCAACCTATGGTGGTCAGAAGAAATTCGTTGATTTGCATGGCGTTGTCAAGAAGAATAGTGATGGCTCTTGGAGTGTTGTGAACTTAGGATATTAACAATTTAAATAAATGAGATTATGAAGAAAGTTTTATTTATAATGGTTTTAGTCTTATTTATATTGGATAGTTGCAATACATGGGACAAAAAACAAGGAAAAGCTCAAGAAATATTCTTGGAGACTGTAAATAAGTATGACCCAACATTACAAAAGGATTTTAATATAGATACGATGGAATACTCGGATTTGTATATAGGTGTTCCTGATAAAATTTTAGGTACTTTATCGAATACTTATAAAACAAGATTTGATTTTAGAAAAGCTCATATTATTGTTGAACAGAATAAAAAGTTTAGAGAAAATGCCAAAAATCCATACCGATATGTAATGTTTGGTAGAATGTGGAGAACTAACAAACGTACTAAAGACAAAGGTTGTGATGTCTTTTATGTAGAGTTCGATGAAAATATCACACCTGTGGATTGCAAATCTTATTACGACATAAACGGGTTTACTCAAAAAGATATATCAGACGCTATGTTTGCTTTTGATGAATTAAAGAGAGACCCATCGAAGGAATACGAGGAAGCAATGGAAAGAATGGGAAAATAATAGATAAATCAATATTAAAAGATAAGCCTTCTGTACATGAGTATGGAAGGCTTTTTTACGTCTTATTTTTTTATAATTGCACTTAAATCTTTAGTGAAATAGCGCACCTTTTTTCTTTCGTTATTCCTTTGAAAATTAGCTAATTTTGCCAATAAAAATATAAAACATGGCAGAATTAAGATTTGACGTTCGAGCAAATTTCGAGGAGGTAACGAAACTTCGTTCCGAGTGTGAGAAATTGAGGGCAGAGCTGTTGAAAACAAACAGGTCAACCGACCCATCTATTGTTGCAAACTTGACAGAAAAATATGCGGATGCTAGCAATCGCTTAAAGGACTTGACACAAGCTGCTTCAAGAGCCGCTTACGTTATGTCTTCCGAGTTTAATAAGAAGATGCAAGCAGCCGCAAGGGAAGTTTATAGCTATGAACTTCAAATGCAAGCAACCAAAGACCGAATAGAGAAAATCCAACAGCAAATCACGAACAAGAGATTAACTCTTGGAGTAACTACGGATAAGTCATCCATAGATTCTTTGCAGAAGAATATTGACTATTTGAAAGGTTCTTTGGCAGGTCAAACTGCGCAATTAAAGAACCTAGAAGGAGGTGCTGTAGGTGCTCGTCAGACCTTGGAGAACATGCGGAATGAGTATGTTTTGTATGCTGGTTCTGCTAATCCGGCAAAAGAGGCAACAAATATGTTGACCGATAGCATGAGCCAAATGATAGAACGCATGAAGTCTGCTCCAACTGCCGGAGAGGGTATGTCTAGCTTGTTTCAAAGGGTAACGGGTGATGCTCACATGCTTTCGGCTGCTTTGCTTGGCGGTTTAGGATTTGAGCAACTGGCAGGTAGTATCTTTAATACTCGTTCCCAATTTCAACAACTTGAAATATCTTTCAATACCATGCTTGGTAGTGCGGATAAGTCAAAGCAGTTAATGGATGAATTAATCGCTACAGCCGCAAAAACGCCTTTCGATATGTCCAGCATTACGAGTGGCGCAAAACAACTTTTGGCTTATGGTACGGAAGCGAAAGACGTTAATAAAACTCTAGTCCAGCTTGGTGATATTGCTTCGGGATTGAATATTCCGCTTGGCGACCTCGTTTACCTTTACGGAACGACAGTTGCACAAGGAAGAATGTTTACGATGGACTTGCGTCAGTTCATGGGAAGAGGCGTTCCTTTGGCAGAAGAGTTGGGTAAAATCTTACACCAAAACACAACGGAGGTTCAAGAGTCTGTTTCCAAGGGTAAGGTGACATCAGACATCTTCAAGGAAGCTATCGCCAATATGACGCAAGCAGGTGGACGCTTCGGAGGCTTGATGGAACAACAGTCAAAGGCCTTGGAGGGTCAGTGGAGCAACATTGGCGACTCTATCCAGCAAGCGTTCAACGAAATCGGCAAAAAATCCGAGGGTGTGTTCTCTAGTGGATTGTCGATTATTTCCGCTATGGTCGAGAATTGGCAGGAAGTCATTAAAGTAATTGGCGTTGCGGTCGTTGCCGTTGGCAGTTATCGTGCATCATTAATGGCGGCTGCTTCTATCCGTAAAGCAGAGGAAGCGCAACAAGCCGATGATATGATGAAGGGAATTGATGCCGAAATCAAGCGTTTGCAAGACCTTGAGAAATCAAACTATAAGTCGCTGGGTAAGGATAAAAAGCAAGAGCGAGTAAATAAACAACAAGACTTGGCAAGTGTTGTTGGAGATACCGCTGTGTCCGATGATTTTGTAAAGGCAAGATTAGATGCTGCTGAACAAGAGGGTGTTATTACGGCAGAAATGCGTTCCCAGTTAGAGATGAAACGTGAACTCTTACAGGCTCAGCAACAAGCAACTGCACAAAGCCAGATTGAGCTTGATGAAGAAAAGAGGAAGACCGAGGAATTTCGCCAACAAAAAATAGAGTCTCTTAAAGATGATTTGAAGACTACTACGGAGAAAATATCAAATCTTGATGATAGGGATGTTGAGTTGGCTAGACAATATACAGCAGCCTTGAATGATTTGCAAGATGCCCAAGATGCCTTTACTGAGGCTCAAAAATTGGTTGAGGAAACCGCTGATGGTGCAAACTTGGCTTTTGACTCAGAGGGTAATGCCGTTAATGCACTAGAGGCAAAGGAACGTTTGGAAACGGCAACAAAACAAGTGAATGTTGCTCAAACAAAGATTTCGACCATAGAAAGCGAACGTAAGACAATTGCTCAAACAAAGGAAAATCTAAGTAAGCAACAGTCTACGATACAAAATAATATAAATACCATTTCTCAAACATCTAATACCACTGCCAAGAAAGCGGGAATATTGGCGACAACAACAGCCACTATCAAAAATGCGCTTTATGCAGCAGGTACTAAGTATACGACTACGGTAGTCAATCTTTTTTCAAGTGCGGTAAGAAGTAGCGAAAAGGCTTTAAAGAGCATGTGGGCGGCAATGGCTGCTAACCCTATAGGTGCATTGATAACACTGGGTACAACTTTGTATTCCGTGTTTTCTATGTTTGGAGATGAGACCGAAGAAATATCGGCAGATACAACACATTTTGGGGAAACAACAAGTTTAACCAGTAAAAAGGTTGAGACATTGATGAATGTGTTGAGAAACACGAATGAAAGTACTGATGCGCATAAAAAAGCAAAAGAAGAACTTATTGGGTTATATGAGCAATATGGAATAAAATGTGACAATGAAAAGGATAATTTGGAAACATTGAAAAATAAGCATGATGCTTTTATTGCTTCTTTACAATTGGAAAATGCGGAACGAGAAAAAGCTAACGCTTTGATGTCTATATCTTCTCAATATGAGGAAGCAAGGAAAAATCTAGATAAGGATTTTACCGACTCGCTAGGTGGTAGTTGGCTTGATTTTGGACAACATATTGATAAAGAAGACATATCTGCTGTACAGATGATGTTTAATTCTCTCGTTTCTGATGAAGTGTTGACTAAGATAGATTCTTTAAGGCAGAAAATGGATTCAGCAAAGAAAGGGACACTGGAATATGCTAATGCAGCACAAGAATACGATGCTGCTCTTCGCAACCTGTTAGCACCTTTTGAGGAATGGGGTAAGAAGATGGGGTACAATAGTTTTGTGATGGCAAGTTTGCGAAGTTCGATATTAAAGCATATAGATAGCATAAATTCTTTGAATGAAAGTTACAAAAAGGCAGAGGATGCAATATATAAAGGAAGCACGGCAACTATTGATTGGAATAACTCTCAAGCAAAGGCTCGTTGGATAGCTAACAAGAACAAGCAATCAATCCAAGAGTTGATAGGACAGACTGAGAATCTTATCAATTTGTGGAATAAAGAATATGGGTTGAGTTTAAAGATTCATTATGATGATTCGGAAATTCCAAATTGGATGAAATCTATGACAACGAAGGAGTTGCAGAATTTGATTTCAAGGAGAGAGGCGGATATTTTGCAACAGGAAAATCATGAAAAGAAAACTGGGCATAAGTTAGTAACACGTTCTGGAGGTAAGTTTAGGTCAAGAACGGAAAACCAAACGGATGTCGCAATGGCGAAATCTATAATTCAATCACGTACACCAAAGAGTAGCACAACTACAAAGACAAACACAACCAAGACTACTCCAAAGAAAGATACGGATGACCCACAAGCAAGAGCGTATGAACGCAAAAAGGCTGAGGAGGACTATTCTAAGTCTGTTTCCGCTTATTCGGAGAAAGCTATCCAGGACATGACCAAGAACCGCATCAATGCGATGAATGATGGTTATAGCAAGGAATTGGCTCAGATAACCGAGAATGCCGACAAGGAGAGAAAGGCGGTAGAAGATGGTATAGACAAATTGGTTGAGGCTAGGAAAAAGCGTGACCAAGCTGTTTGGGTTAATTCCGGCAAGGGTCGTAAGGCTAACATGTGGAAGCAGAGCAAAACCGATGAAGAGTATAAGAATGAGGTTTTGAATGAAACCATGAAGGATAGCAAGGGTAATTCTGTTAAGTCCAATGGTATGGATATGACCATAGGCATGAGCGTCGCTAATCAGATGAATGCAATTCGGGATAAGGCTGTAAAGCAGAACGAGGAGGTGCTTGCTAAGGAAGCGCAAAGCATGTACGATTATCTGAAGACTTACGGCACATTCCAAGAACAAAAGTTAGCTATTGCTGCCGATTATGCCAAGAGAATTAGCGAGGTTGAAAACTCTACGGATTCGGACTCAAGTAAGCAATGGAAGATAAAGTCTTTGAAAGAAGAGCAGAAGAAAGATACGGATTCGGTTGAGGCTAGTGCTATTATGCAGAAGATAGACTGGTATCAAGTCTTCGGAAATGTTGGTGGCATTATGAAAGATGCGCTTGTTCCTTTATTGGCAGATCTGGACAAGTTCGTAGGTACGGATAAGTTCCAAAATTTGGGTGCAGACCAGCAGAAGAGTATCGTTGACGCTATGCAGAATATCCGTAATTCGATTGGCAATACAAGTGATTTGGGTTGGAAAGACCTTGCAAGGGACGTTGTTGCTTATCAGGAGGCTCTGAAGAATGCGAAAATTGCCCAAGAGGAATATACGAAAACGGAAACTTTGCTTATACCTCGAATTAAGGATTTGCAAGAAAAGATTGAGAATGCAAAGAAGGCTGGCAATGTCACAGAGCAAACAAGGCTACAGGAAGAATTGAATAAAGTTCAAGGTCAGTTAGCAGAGTCAGGAAAGAAGATTGTTACGGCTAACACAAAAGTCCGTACTAGTGGTCAAAAGTTGGCACAAACGACACAAAATGTGACGCAACCGATTTCTGCTATCCATGAGTTCCTTTCCACTTCCGGACTATCCGATTTAGCATCTCTTTGGGATAGTTTCGACCAACTTAAAGGTGGAATAGACGGACTGAAAGCTTTGAACGAGGCTAAGAAAGCGGCTGATGGACTGAAGGATATGGGTAAGGAAGCCGCAGATGCAGCCGCAGATGCTGGCAAGAAAGCTGGTGATGCGCTAAGTGAAGGGTTGTCAAAAGCTGGGCTTATAGGTCAAATTGTTGCTGCCATTTTGAAGATACTTGATGTTTTGAAAGATGGTATTGGAACTTTGATTAGCAACCTCCTTGACACTGTATTTAATGCTATCAGTGGCATATTAAAGAATATTCTAAGTGGTGAGTTTATCACACAGATAGGTGGTTCTTTGATTAGTGGTATCGGAAATGTCCTTAACACTATCACGTTTGGTGGTCTAAATAGTTGGCTTGGAGTTGGTGGAAACGCAAAAGAAGTAAACCGGACTATTGATAAATTGACGGCAAGGAATGAAATCTTGACGGATGCAATAGACAGATTACGTGACTCTATTGACAAGACTAGTGGTATCAAAGCCGTAGAAGACGCAGAAAAAGCAGAAAAACTTCAAAAGGAAAAAGAGCAAAACTTGAAGGACATCATGGTGGCTCAAATGGGTTATCATGGTTCTCATCATAGTTTTAATAGTTACTTTAATGGGTTTTCTCAAGAGCAAATTAATAAGGTGTCTGAAGCGATAGGTAGACAATGGAATGGAAACCTAAGCGACATACGGTCTGCTGATGAAGCTAATGCGTTGTTGCAAAATCCGGATATAGTTAACAAGATTCAGAACACTGGTAAGGGAAATTATGGAGGAAGAGTCCTCGAAAAGTTGAAAGATTTGGCTAATGAAGCAGGAACATTGGAGGATATTGCTGATGACCTTGCGGAGAGTTTGACACAAATATCTTTCGATAGTTTGAAGAGTGAGTTCATAGATACTTTGATGGATATGAATTCTTCTGCTCAGGACTTCTCTGATAATTTTTCAAAGATGCTTATGCAAGCCGTTCTGAAAGCTAAGGTAGATGATTTGTTGGGTAATGATATGGCAGCATTCTATGATGAGTGGACGGAGCGAGCTAAGGCAAATGGTGGCAAATTGTCTCAGACGGACATTAATGAATTGAAGGGAAAGTACGATGAAATGGTTCAAGAAGGATTGAAAATTAGGGATGAAGTAGCCGAAATCACTGGTTACAAGCAATCTTACGGTCAGTCCGCTTCATCCGGTTCTTTTGAATCAATGAGCCAAGATACAGGTGACGAGTTGAATGGTCGTTTTACTGCGGTGCAGATCGCCACGGAGGGAACGTATGAGGAAACAAAGCTTATAAATACCAAGTTGGATGCTATTGCGGCTCGTGATGGTAGCGCAGAGGGTAGTTTGTTGACGGCTAGCGTGAATACCATTATGGGTAATGTAGGTAACATTTGGTTAGCCGTTGATGAGGGAAGAACCATTCTCGCACAAAGCTTGATGTACTTGCAGTCGATTGATGAGCGACAAGAGCGTTGGCATAAGCCTATGTTGAGAGCTTTTGAAAGGATAGACCGCATAGCGGATAAGGTGGATAGATTGTAAACTTAATATGTGCCATGTTAAAGTAAGAGGGGAATGCGTGATGCACTCTCCTCTTTTTTATGGTGAATTTTTTTGTTTTTCACAATATAGATAAGTGTTGTTAAACTGAGTGCTATTTTTTGGTAGAGTGGAATATAATAGTTATCTTTGTGGGCGAATTTCAAAACTTATAAGGATATGAAGATATTAGAACCGAGATACGAAATCCTATCCCAAGGCGAGGGTATGGACGGAGTTTACAAGCAGATAGAGTTGTGTGGTCGTACTTGCTATGCGTCAAGTATGAAGATAGACAAAGACAGCGCAAAGCCATTCGTTGAGCGTATGGTAAGTAGCAATCATCTTGCCATGTGTGAGCATGGAACGATTTACCTCCATGTAGCCTATGATGAAGGATTTTTTGTACCGGAGTCTTTAATGGTTAAGCACTATCGTGAGAACAAGTATTCAAAGGTGATGCAGATTGGTAACGACTACTATATCACAACCAACTACAGAGTGATAGTTGAGAATGAATGGTTTGATGACCTGGATTATATCTGCGAGCCTACGGAATGGCATGAGAAGCGAATAACCGTCCGCTTTACTACTCAGATTGCGGTAAGTAGAGAGGCTAACAGACATCGTGTTGATTCTGTTGCGGAACAAAGCACCCGATATTGCAACTATAGCAAGGATAAGTTCGGAGGCGAGATTGCTATCAACATGCCAAAGTGGGTTAGCGAGGATGATGCAGTTAATCCATCGTCTTATGATGGTGGAACATTTGTTGACCTAGCAAAGAACATCGGTAGTTATGAGCATTGGAGTCCGGTAGAAAAATGGTGGTTTGCCAATAGAGTATGTGAAATGATGTATTTGTCTTTGGTTAAGGATGATGGCTTGAAGCCACAAGATGCGAGAACAATTCTTCCTCTTGATACCAATACGGAGCTGATTCATACCGCATTTGTGAGTGATTGGCTTCATTTCTTCGATTTGCGCTCAAAGGGAACTACCGGAAAGCCTCATCCAGATATTGAGGTATTGGCAACCCCATTGATGAATGAGTTCAAGGAACGAGGTTTGATTTAATCGCTTATGAAGAAGAAAGCCAAGCAAATAGCCAAGGTGATGAGCAACGACTCTTTGGAAATCGTTGCTCAGATGATTGTTGATGAGGCTAAAGGTGTGCGCTATGAGGTGTATGCCGATGGTTCTAGCAAGAACAACAAATGTGGTTGTGGTTGGCTTGTGCTCCATAAGGGAGCGATTTTCAAAAGTGGGAAATATACATTTATCACAGCCAAAGTGAACGATTCGGTGAGAGCCGAAATAAGGGCGGTTATCCAAGCATTGGATGATTGCCCTCTTTTTTGCTCTGTTGACGTGTATGTGGATTGCCAAATAGCTATCGAAAGAATACAGGCTTGCAGGTTGGGAGATTTGCAGCCTATATATAATAAGGTAGCGAAAGGCAAGGTGATAAGATACCATTGGATAAAAGCCCATAGAGGTAATATATATAACGAAATGGCGGATTCTTTAGCATTTTCTGCTACAGAAAGTTAATTTTGTGTCTAAGAATATAATATGCGTTAAAATGCAAAAGTAATACATTAAACAATTTGCATATTTCAAATATTCTTTGTATCTTTGCAATGTAATTAAGAAACAAGGTTACTAATTTTAAAAAGGTGAGACACACCGTAAAAACTGTGATTCGTTATGAATACTAGATTGAGTAAGAAAGAGACAATGGTTTATGGCAACATCGGAGTGATGGCTGACGTAATTGGAGGTAACAAGTACTTCACTTTTGCTGAGTTGTATGATTTCGATTTGGATAATACCAAGGATGAGTTGAAAGAAATATTAGACTCTTTGACCGAGAAAGGTTATTTGAAGAGTTTTAATGATTTCGATAAAACTTATCGAGTTTTGAAGTAAGAACAATACAGGGGATTCGAAATCCCCTTACAATATAAATTTAGAACGTGAGACACACGTAAAACTGTATTGAAACAATGAAAAAGGTATTCACAATTGAGAATGCGTTAACGCTTTTGTTTGTTCTTGAAATAGTATCATTAATATTTTTTCTTGGATAGGGCTTATGCAGATTAAGTTTGGTAAGATAAAGTTTACTGCGGCTAAGTCCGAAAAAGGATGCCGTTTTGATGCTTGCTACAAAGGTGAGCATGTGGCTTTTGAGAGTGAAGATATGTCTTTGTATGATGATGTCTTTTCTGCTAATAACAGAAGAGCAAAGGCTGCAAAGAGAGTGATTTATGAGAATATTAAGCACAAGTATTATGAGACCCATAGAGATTAGCGATTTCAACGCTGCTGATGAATTTGTCGTTGAGGCTATGACGCACGATGGCAAATTCAAGGTAATCGGCAAGGTTATCACGGATAATAATCTGTTGAACGATGATGATTTGGAAACCATCTGGGATTATGCCAACTGGGAGACGAACGGCTATGAAAAGATGGTTGTCTCTAATGGAGTGTACAAAGGCTTGAAAGCATTCAGTGATGGGCGTTTGTTCTATGTTATCACAGATGATGAGATTGGAGTGGTAAACGACAATATCATGGTACGTAAGCATTACGATGTCAACAATGGCTATTATATTAAGTCTTCAAGGTTGCACAAGGAGCTATCTAAGGATTTGTGGTGCTTCGGTAGCCGTGAGACTATTGAGAACGAATATAAGTCTAACCCATTAATTTGTGGTAAGTGATGGCAAAAAAGATTAATCATATTAAGCCTTCATTTATTGAAGGCGGTGAAGTCTGGCATGATATTGATAAGTTCCCGATGCTAGACCATACAATTCTAGTAGAGTTACAGGTAAAAGGGTCAGACGGATTGATTTACCGGACGCAAGATGTATGTGTTGAGCGTGCGGATAGGTTCGTACCTACGATGTCTTTTGTTCCTAAGCGTTGGGCGTATGCAATAGACTTAGCTCAATGCAAGCAACTTGAAGGATAAAAACAAAATACAAATTAAGAATAAGCATATGGAAGAATCAAGAGGTGTTTACACATTACCCGTCTTGTATAATGAACAAAGTGGTAGAAACGAAGGTGTATGTGTCAGAAGTGAACTTGGAGTAGTTGTTGCAATCGACAATGAAGAAGAGTTTAAAGGAGTTTTTTCAAAGGATGGTGAGGTGGATGTATTCAAGCAGTTACTATCACAAGAAGTGTATCGTTTCAACACAGAACACCATGCATTCCCAACTGAGCCTTTGATTTCTTACAAGATGGATGGCGACATTATCTTTGATTTCGTTGAAGTAACAATCGGAAAGATGTATGGCGGTTATGTTTATATTGTACATTACAACTTTGCAAGCACGGCATCATAATAAACAAGTTTGATTATGACAGTAGTAAGAGAAAGATTAAAAATTGCGGCTCAGATAGAAGTGCTGGAAGATATTGCTATTGACTATAGGGGAAAGACTATAGATAACATAATCCAACAGCTAGAAGCAAGATTGAGTGCGTTGAAGTAAGTTTAAGTTTGAAGTAAAAGTCTATGAGTGGTGGACGTTTTGATTATGCGCAGTATAGGATTGCTGACATATATACAAAGATAGAAGATTATGTTGATGGTCATCCGTTGGATGAGGAAGATGAAAGATGCTTTCTCGAAGACCGATGGTTGGAGGATGATGAAGACAAGTATGTTAGAAAGCATCATCATACGATGCCTAACAGATATGGCTTATCTAAAGAGACCATCAAGGAGTTTAAAAAGGGTATTGAGCTTCTGAAGAAGGCTCAAGTTTATGCTCAAAGAATAGACTACCTTCTTTCCGGTGATGATGGAGAAGACAATTTCCATCAGCGATTGAAAGAGGATTTAGCTAATTTAAAAAGTAAAAAAGGATAGATTATGAGTTGGAATTATCGTTTAGATACACCTATGATGCAATTAGCTGAAGAGGTGAACAAGAAATATGATACCGATGCAGGTAAGATGCTTCTTTGCACTTATCTCTTTATGGTATCAAGTGAAGAGGTCAAGGACAAACAATCTTTCTTTGATTGGGTAGAAGAGCTGAATAAATCCTGTAAGTGTGATGCGGTAAGGGAGTACGTCAAAATCAACGGAAAAGCCGATTGGCTGCATGGTGGATTCCAAAAGCCGATTTACCGACACTACAAGGGCAATTTCTATGAGTATCTTGGTGAGGTTACTGATAGCGAGACTTCTGAAGTTAAGGTGGCGTACCAAGCAGTGTGCGGACAGCATGAGGTTTGGGTGCGACCAAAGGAAATGTTCTTTGGAAATGTTGAGGTAGATGGTAAGTCTGTTCCTCGATTTGAGAAGGTAGATTTAAAAGACTTAGAGAAACAAGCAGATAGCAATGGACAGAGAAAAGATTAAGAATTTGTTAGGTCAAGCAATCTTGCGAGTGAATGAAGTCGTACCGAGTTTCGAAGACTTGGACAAGGTTCTTCCTTTGCTTGAACAAGCATATGATGAAGCGGATAAGTCTGATTGGATTTCGGTTAAGGAGCGTTTGCCGGAGTTTGACGAAGAAGTTCTTGTTACTAATGAAGAGAATAAGGAAATTTGGTTTTGTCATCGAAGTAACAACCCATCGGTAATGACCGCAGAGTATGAGTTTTGTAATTACATGTGGATGCCAGTAACGCATTGGCAATATATTAAAAAGTTTGATAATGGCAAATAAGCAGACGATAAAACCAAAGGTAGCTCCCTTTGAGATAGCCAAGCTTCTGAAGGAGGTTGGCTACGATGAGAAGATAGCCGAATTTTGGGCTTACGCTAGTCCTTGGACAGCAAAGGGTGGTGTTCGTAAGGGTGGAAAATATAGCGAGCATTACGGCAGTTATATTGCTTACTCCAATTCCGAGTGGGAGAAATCCAATGTCGAGTTTTCCGCTGCATTGAAGTTAAGTAGTAAGCATCCTGCAATATCTGCTCCAAGCTATGATATGGTGCTTGATTGGATTTATGAGCATTTTGGTTACTATATTTGTGTTGCAAACATTTCAAAAGGAAAGTTCTGTTGGCAAGCCGTATCATGGTGTGTTGAAGAAGGCTTGTGTCATACTGATAGCAAGGAATATTCAAACAGATACGAGGCGATGGATGCGGCATTCAAGAGTATCTTAAAGGCTCGTATTGAGAATAAGAAAAGTGGACTTTTAAAGGAATTACAAAATGGAAAATCTTTATGATGCTTTTGTACACGCAATGCTGATGAAGATAGAAGCTCGTTTATGTAATGAACTCGAATGTGTTTATAAAGATATAACAAACAAGATTGTTGAGAAGAAAGGTAAACTTACCAATGAAGACGTAATTGAGTTTCAGAAAAAACTACAGGAAGTGTACGATACGAATGCTGATATTCGTGAAAAGATTACTGGCATTAAAGATACCAAGAAGTGCATCTTAACTAAAGAAGCATGTGAAGAGTTAATAAAGAGACTTAGCGTGATTAATATAAAAGAAGATGAACAAGCAAAGAATGATAGAGTGGGTAGCCACTTGTGATACAGGTATCTCTTCAATGACTATGTGGAGTGCATTGATGGGGGTAAAGCGAAAGAAAAATTTGAATATTCCTAAAGACAATAGTGACTTTCGTAGATGCTATGACATGGTTGAATACGGACACGTAACCTTGGGTGAACTACAAGCCGTGAAGGAGCAGTATCCTTGGTTCGTACCTTTTGTTGATAATTGGAAGGAGTTGTCTCTTTTGTTTGAAGAAGAGCTGGACAAACGTTTGTATATGCGCATTCGTCAGCTATGTGAAGAGTCAGATGCTCTTCGGTATGAGAAAAAGGGAGAACTTTATTATGAGAGGAATTTTTGGTATAATATAACACAATAATCAAATTAAGAATGAAGAAAATTATCTTAATGTTTTGTATTGCGATACTCGGCATGAGTGCGCTTACAAGTTGTCATTCGGTTTCTCCCGATGCAGACGAAGAAGCCGTAATCGTAAAAAAGCCTTGGTTTATTGGGCATGGAGGTGTTGAACAGCAAGCAGTGCAGACTGGTCTCACTTGGTGTTGGTGGTCAACGAGTGGTTATTACTTCAAGATTGTTCCAGTCCGTCACGAGATTACCTTAGATGATTTGTTTAGTGACGATAACACGCCACTTGACTTTCATACTGTAATCATTACTCAGATTGAGCAAGGCAAGTCCCCAATTCTTTTGCAGAATTATGGTGAGAAATGGTTTGATACTAATCTCAACAATTATTTCTGTAATCTGGTTCGAGACCATATTTCTCAGCATTCCCCGTTTGACTTGATGTCGAATCGGCAAGTGCTTAATCAGATTGACACCAAGATACGTAAGCAGATGCAGGACTATGTGAATGCTTTATCAAAGAAAAAGCAGATGCCTATCATTATAAAGGAGGTTATCATTGGTAAGGCTACACCAAACAAGGAACAGCTTGATGAAATGAATCGCACGGCAAAGGTTGTACAAGCCAAGCAGACACAAGAACGTGAATATGAAGTGCAGATTGCAAGAGAAAAGGCTGAGCGACAAAAGGCAAAGGCAGATAAGGCATATATGGAAGAAATGAACCTTTCTGCTGGTCAGTTTATCAACCTTAAGTGGATTGAGACTGTAGCAAATAAGCAAGGAGCAAATATTGATGTTATGGTTGGTCCTGCTGAAAGTATGTGGAATATAAGACGCAATTAATTAACTTTCAAATAGATAAACAAGAATGAATAAAGACAAATTAAAGGTCAGCTTTGAGATTGACCGTTACAAGGTGATTGGTATGCTCTCACGAAATTGTGAGAATGCTGAAGAGTACAATGAGATTATGGGTATTCTTGAAGGCAAGAGTGAGTTTGTGCGTGATGCGAATGGTAACGAGGAACTTGCAAGCCGCATTTGCAATTATGCTTTAGATTCTATCTTGGTTGAGAATCCAGACTTGGCTCTCCGTAAGCGTTTGGATAAGGAACAAAATGGCGAGGATGCTCCTGATGGAAATTCCAATGTCATCGAAATCAAAGGTGACGATGCAAAGAAACTCGTAGAAACCCTTTGTGGTATTCTTCGCAAGGATAAGTGATGTAAAATTCATCAAAAGAATTTAAATAAACACTAAAACGCTTGCAAGTATAAAATAAAATGCTTATCTTTGCATCGTGTTTGAAACAGATGGCCTTCTGAGAGGTTGCAGCTACCATAATAAGTCAAGACTTAGGAGTTTACGGCATGGTTTTTGAAATTACCCAGCTCAGCTAGACTATAACAAGGAAACTCTAATTAGGGTGAGAATCCCTAGATGCTGCATTAGACAAGTGGTTAAGTCGCCAGCTTTTCACGCTGGTATTCAAAGGTTCGAATCCTTTATGCAGTACTAAATTGCCCTATGGTGTAATGGCAACACTACAGGTTTTGGTTCTGTCATTAGTGGTTCGAATCCGCTTGGGGCAACAAGGTGATATATAATAAGTATTCCATAAATGGTGCAATATTCAAGTGGCTAAAGAAGACTGACTGTAAATCAGTTCCCATTGTGGGTTCGGTGAGTTCGAATCTCTCTTGCACCACAAAAGTAATTTTGCCAGATTACGGGGAATGTAGCTCAGAAGTAGAGCACTTGGTTTGTAACCAAGGGGGCGTTGGTGCAACTCCAATCATTCCTTTATGCTTTCGTAGCTCAGTGGTAGAGCATAGGATTTTTAATCCTAGGGTCGAAGGTTCGAATCCTTCCGTTGGCACAATGATACACAAGAAGAGAGCCGTGATGTTTGTCCTATTGGAATCTCGGACATCTGTCAACGGGTAAACGTAGGAAGCAGATGGGACGAATAAAGTTGCGAATAAGTCTATGAACTAGGGAGACAAGCGGAATGGTTCTCTTTTGTGTTTCGTTTGATGGTTTTACGAAAATTAGAAGAATATGAAAAGTCCGCTAAGAATGGCAGTCGCTTTAGAGAAGAATAATAAGGTATATCCGAAAGATGTACGGAAGTTCTTGATGGGATTGTATGCCACGTTACATTTGACAGATAATGCAACTGCAAAAGATATGGAGAAGTTGGTTTATTACGCTTTTCGGAATGGCTATTTGTTAGGTATCAAGTCTGAAGGTGGTGATGACCAAAAAGCGTATGACAGACTACCGGATTTGGGAGTAGAAGAAGATATTGGTGATGATTTAAAAAGATAGGCGATAAAATTTGGTAATTAGTTAGTAAAGTTTTTAAGGCTTTGGTGTGTGAACATCGAAGCCTTTTTTATTTATAATAAGGTATATAAAGAGGGTAATTGTTAATAAGGCACATATAACAGTTATCGTAAGTTAAATAACTAAAGAAAAACATTAAATAACTTGCATGTTTCAAAACTTATTTGTATCTTTGCATCGTCAATCAAGATAAGTTGGTTGATTTGCCGAGTGACAAGTTTCACTCAATAAGGTGAGAGCGACACCAAGGGGTAAGACCCGAAACAACTAGCACAATTGATTATGTCTAAGCAGACTGGTTTTTCATTCGCAAGTTCAAAGAGGTCATTAATTGAGACTATTGACGAAATCAAGAAGTCAAAGATGCCTCGCAACGAAAAGATAGTTGCATTGAAGGCTTGCGGTCTTCGTGAGAAAGAAATCTCCGATATGTTGAAGGTCTATGTACCTAGCGGTTCTACTTCAACGAGATTTGTTTATACATTCGGTGTTGAGATTGAATGTGTTCATGCCGAGCGCAATGCCTTGATAGAGGCAGGTCGTCAGAATGGTGTTGATATTCATTCTGAGGGTTATAACCACACCGATAACAAGAGCTATTTCAAGATTGTAAGTGATGCTTCTGTAGGTGGTGATGTTGACCCTAATGAGGTTGTTAGTCCGGTATTGAATGGCAATACAAATGGTATGGCAACTTTGAAGAAGGCTATCAAGTCTTTGGATGCTGTAGGTGCAAGAGTAAATTCTACTTGTGGTCTTCACGTTCATATTGGTGCTGCAAAGTTGACAGGTGAGCAGTATGTTAACGTCTTCAAGAATTATCAGAAGCTTGAAAGATTGATTGATAGTTTCATGGCTCCTTCACGAAGAGGCAATTGCCGTTGGGCAGCCAGCTTGCTTGACAAGGATTTCTCTAATTGCCACGGCAATTACGATATTAGACGTAATGTATTTCATGGAGACAGATATTATAAGGTCAATGCAGAGAGTTTTGCACGTCACAAGACTATCGAATTTCGCCAACATCAAGGTTCAACCAATTACAAGAAGATTGAAATGTGGGTAAAGTTCTGCGCAAAGCTTGTCGGTTGGTCTCGCAACAATATCTTCACTAGTGAGGTTATGAATATCGAAGATATACCTTTCTTGAATAAAGAAGAGAAGGCTTTCTTCCAGAGCCGTAAGGATGCATTTGCAGCCAATAATGATTAATTAATGTAGTCCTAGGGTAGAAGCCCTAGGACACAAATAAACCAAAGTATTACTAAGAAAAAAGAAAGGGTAAAGATATGTGTGTTGTTATTGTATGTCCGAAAGGTGTTGCTTTGCCATCCGTAGATGAGCTGAAGGCTGCATATATGAGAAATCCAGATGGTTGTGGGTTCGTGAGCGAGTCTGACCATTACAAAAGTTTGCATTTCTCTACATTTATCCGTAGATTAATGAAGCGAGATATAAATGAAAATGTAATCATACATTTCAGATTTGCTACTCATGGTTCTGTCTGTGTCAAGAATTGCCATCCATTCTACAAGGCAGGTTATTGGTTCGCACATAATGGAGTGCTCCCGATCTGCTCCGAGCATGATAAAACAGATAGTCAAATTTGCTTTGAACGTTTCATTTATCCTACTATCAAGAAATATGGATGGGGTTCGGTTGAACATCTTAAAGAAATGAACAAATGGACAGCTCATGGCTCTAAGTTTGCAATGTTGCATAATGGTGAGATTGTGAAGTCCGGTAAATTCATAGAGCGTGATGGGCGGTTCTATTCTAATTTGAATCATTTGGGTTATATGAGAAATGTTATAAACTTTTAGAAGATTAATGTTTAGGTTCTTTTTATTCGACAAGCGTCAGATGTCCGTGAGGATATTTGGCGTTTTTTTTGTTATATAAGGAGTTCTATTTTGTGTAGCTATTAATTATTCGTTTATGTGATGAAATAGCCTTAAATCGCTTAGAAATGCCGTTATTACTCACTTTTGCTTAAAAGTGAGATACTTGCAAATGGTTTAGTGCATTTATTGTTCTTTTCGTATTATCTTTGCACTAGTTTTAACAAATATATCGAAAGAATGAAAGATAAAATTTTCCAGTTACTAAAACAAGAGTATAAGTCTCTTGGGTTAGGTGATGAAGTTCTTCAGGCACATGCCGAAATGCTTGATAAGATGGGGCTTGTTACTGATGACAACATCGAGACAGTGGTTGCTAGTCAAAAGAGTTTTTTGGAGTCCTTGCAAAAGGACAATGACCGCAGAGTTACCGATGCCAAGAAAAAGTTCGAGGAGGCACAGAAGGCTAAAGAAGATGCTGAACGCAAGGCTGCTGAAGAAGAAGCCAAGAAGAAAGCTGACGAAGAAGCCAAGAAAGCCGCTGAAGAAGCCGAAAAGAAACGCTTGGAGGAATTGGCAAAGAAAAACGAAATGCCGGATTATCTCAAAAAATACTTTGAAGAGCAAGCAGCAGAGAAGAAAGCTTCAGATGAAGCAAGAACCAAGGAACGTGAAGAGTTCAAGAAACTCGTTGAGACCTTGACTCAGAAGAACACAGACCAAGCCAAGACTTACAACGAACAGATGGAGGCGCAAAGCAAGACCATTAAGGAATTGCAAGAAACTATCCAAAAGCAAGCTGAGGAGGCTAAGGCTAAGGAAGAGGCTGCTGCGAAGGCAAAGGCAAAGGCAGACCACGATGCGAAGATTTTATCAAAGGCTAAGGAGTTGGGCATTCCCGAAAGTCGTATCAACGAGGGTTTCACCTTGAGCGATGATGCTACAGATGAAGCTATCGAAACATACCTCTCCAAGGTAGCGAACAACTACAAGGCGTTGCAACAACCACAATTCGGGGGCAGCTATCGTGCTAGCGAGGGCGAGCCAACAAAGGAGGACGTTGACAATGTAGCCGCATCATTAGTTCAGTCACTTTAAAAATTGAAAAACATGAATCAGGAATTGAAGACTACAAAAAAGCAAATTGTCTTTGGTGAGGATTCCGTCATTATCCAGAAATGGGAAGGCGACATCAAGGGCGGTCGTGCTTTGGATTGGACAGGCGTAAAAGATGAAGTTCTTTACGCAGGTCGTGTTATCGTGACAGATGGTAAGGGAACTTACAAGCCATTGCCTATTGATACAGGCAATTATAAGGCTTTGGGTACTGCCAGTGACCCATTGGAGCATTACAAGTATGCGGGTGTTCTCTATCGTTCCATTCTGAACGGTGAACCAGCGGCAATTATGACAGCTGGACAAGTTAACAAGGTAGCAGCTAAGGCTGCAAATGGTGCAGACTATCCGGATGCGTTCCTTACAGCTATGCCAAAGATTGCTTTGGTTAGCGATGAGGATGCAAACAAGTTCGATGAGTCTGATGCAACCATGGACAAAGACTAAAAGAAGGAGGATAACAGATGGAAAAATCACTTTATTTTCAGTTGGTCAATAAATACTTCCCACAACTTGTTGCAAGTGTAGTAGAGAAGTTGAACGGCAAGAATCAGACTGCATTGACCTATATGTACCGAGACCACTTGACTAACACATATAGTCAGGACGGACGCTGGGCATCAATTACTGCGGAATACACACGAGTTGCTGCTGATGTTGTATCAATGGATGCAGAACTTCCATTGAAGAGCCGTGATAAGGTTTCAACCGCTGAGGGTCAAATCCCAAAGGTTGGTATGAAGCTTTACATGTCAGAGAAGCAGCTTAAGGATTTGGATAACATGATTGCGCAACGTTTGCCTCAGCCACAGATTTTGCGTAACTTGTTTGCAGACCTTCCTCGTTGTATTCAGGCGGTTTACGAGCGTATTGAAGATATGTTCCTCAGTGAGCTGTCAACAGGTGTAGCTTTGGCGACTCGTTCCGGTGGTACTGGTGTCCGAGTTGATGTAGGTTTTGCCGAGAAGAACAAGTTCGGTCACGGTGCTAAGGCTTGGGACGCAGAGGATGCAACCCCACTTGATGACATCCAATTGGTTTACGACAAGGCGATGGACGACCAAAACACCATCACTACTTGTTATCTTGATGATTACACAATCAAGTTGCTTGGCAAGAACAAGCAGGTTCGTGCTCAGTTTGCCTTCAATCAAGGCATTGCACTTAGTGGGGATAACAGCAACATTCCTATTTTGAGCTTTGAGCAGATTGCGTCTATCTTTAGAAATAAGTGGCAGACCAACTTGGTACGTGTAGCCCGTACAATCAAGACCGAGATTAACGGCAAGAAGGGAACACACAACCCTTGGGCTAAGGGTCACATGACCTTTACATGCTATGATAACCTTGGTGATTTGTTCTGGACTAACGTAGCCGAAGCTACAAGACCAGTTGCAGGTGTTACTTATCAGTCAGCCGATGAGTATATCTTGGCTAGCCGTTATTCTACTAACGACCCACTCCGTGAGTTCACTAGCTCACAAGCAATGGTTGTTCCTATCTTGAATAACGTTGATGCCATCTACTCTTTGGACTCAACACAAGCGGTAGGTTAGGCTTATGAGAGGTGAGGTAATTAGTCCGTTCCGTGATAAGTTCCATTTTAACACCATCTATGAAGTTGGTGCAATCTTGGACTTTGACGAAGAACGCATGAACTCCCTTATCGATCGTAAGCTTTGCAAGATGTTGGAGGTGCAGGATGGTAATCATTCTGCATCTCCAAAAGACGATAAGGAAATTAAAGATGCTCCTAAAAAGGAAGTCTTGAATGATGGAAAAGAAAATCCTGTAAAGGAAGAAGAAAAGAAACCAGAAGAGACACCTAAGAAGGAAGTCTTGAAGGAAAAGAAGGAGAGTAAGCCTAAAAAGGAGAAAACTCCAAAAAAGGATGCTGCCGAGTCGACCGAAGAGACTTCTGAAAAGGAGAATGTAGAAGAGGAACTTGATGAAAAAGCAAAGAGCGAGCAGGAGGCTGCAAAGAAAATCGCTGAGGCTATGAGTCAGGCTCAGAAATAATGATGTCACATGAAGATAAGAGAATACATTTCAAAGAAGTTGCGTGCTTGGAATATTACCGATGCCCAATTGGAAGATATTTCGTCAGGTATAGACCTTGACGAAGAATATACGTCTGATAATTCGCAGGTTGTAGGCAAGGCGATGATTTCCGTAATCGAGGAACTGATGCTTGCCCCATATATGAGCAATGTGAACGAAAATGGATTCTCTGTCTCTTGGGACTACTCTAGGATAGGGCAATACTATATGTGGCTTTGCCGAAAGTATGGTGTTGCTCCGGATGATGAAGTGGTGGCAGCTTTAGGGCTTTCCACTATCACGGATAAGTCTGATATTTGGTAAATGTCTAGGTTATGTTATATTCTCCTCACATATTAAAGAAGAAGTTCGTGAATAAGGTTGTCAACAAATACAACGAGGTCATTAGCTCTTCTGAGGAATGGAAAGAAATGGGGCGTTGTCGGTGCGATGACAACTCTACCGAGCATTTCACTACCGATAATGGTAGCATATATACACCGAAATATCACATTGTTTGTGACAAGTGCCAGATTTCCGAAGGTGATGAAGTCAAGGTTTATTCCGATGATGGAATCTACCGAGGAGGTGGAAAGGTCTATAATGCCCCTAAGTGCAATTATCTTGGTTATATGAGTATCTATGTCTGATGTTATAAAAGATGAGATAGACGCTTTTTTTGCGCAGGGAGAAAGGGAAGTAGATGAATTCCTTGATAGGTTAGGTAAAACAGCCGTTGAACTTGATAAGGCTAACGGAAACTACCGAAACCGCACAGGTAATCTCAGAAGGTCAAACTATAGTAATGTACATGACCATACCTTAACCCTTGGAAACAAAGCCGAATATGCGTCTGATGTTTCCTCTAGGGGATATGATGTTATAGATTCGGGTATTCAGTATATCAAGAAAGAAATCGAGGATATGCGATGATAACAGAAATAGATGCTGGTCATGTAATCTATGATGACTTGGAACTTATGGGATTGGAACGTAGACTGAAAGGACATCTGAAAAAGGGTGGACTTGATGGGGAAGAACCTATGGTCGGTGAGAAGATTCCGGATGAAGGCATGATAGTCATCATTCCTAAGCGCATGAGTGCAGACAAGACCTATTTCAATGATTGTACTATAGAGGTAAACATATTGCTCAAAGATATAGAGGGCGAGGCTAATCCTCAGTTGAACGAACTTTTAAAGAAGGCTATTGAAACCTTGTCCGATAATGAGGTTGGAAAAGCTGAGGATGTATGGTATCGCTATTCTATCCGTTCCCACGGCATAGAGCAAGAGAGTAGGTTGAGTTGCCATTACGCAAACATTACTATTGATTTTGAAACATTAAACGTAAGATAAGATGAAACCATTTATTGGAATCAAGAGAATTTGGTATGGTGCTCCTCTTACCGAGGCTAATACACCTGCTAAGTTGGCTACATGGTTGAAAACCGCTACAGAGGTTAAGAACAGCCATGAGGGAACATGGGGATATTCTCAGGATGACCCTAGTGTTACCGAGTACAAGAACGAGCTGAACGGACAGGTTTACTATCGTGACAAGACCGATGAGGGTGCTAAGACAATTACATTCTCTATTGGTGTCTTCTCGTGGAAGAACAAGGTGGACTTGCAAGGTGGTAAGATGTACAAGGCAACAGGAGAAGAAACTCAAACGGAGGCAGATGCCGTAGGTTGGTCTTCTAGCCAAGATTTGGCAAACATCAACAAGTGTATTGTTGCTCAGACCAAGACCGGAAACTACATCGTCTTCTCTAATGCAGCTATCGTAGCCAAGGGTGACCAGCAAGACAAGAATATCACTTTGGGTATTTCTGCCGTTGCAATGGAGAGTGAGACCGATGGTGTGGCTGGTGAGTACCAATGGGAAGGAACAGCCGTTGTTGAACAGGAATAAGGTATAAACGACAAATGATAGAGGGGGATGGTGTTATTGCCATTCCCCTTTTTAAATATTTTGAACAATGAGTAAGGCAAGTAAATTAGTTGCAGGTGCTCTTCTTGGGGAGGATTCTGTAACAATAATGGTGAATGGAAAGACTTATTGTATTTCACCGCCAACTATTATAAAATTGGTAAAGGCGGCTAAATACCTAGACAGTTTTGAAGAAGGCAAATCACTAGTGGAAATCTTAGGAATGTTGAAGGATTTAGGTAACGCTTGCAAGGCGTTGTCCGTATTCATACAAGGCGATGAATCCATTAGTGATGAATTATCTAAAGGAACACTAGAAGAGGTTGTCAATGGCTTACAAACAGCATATTCGCTAATCTCTATAAAGGATTTTCAGACGCTATCAATTTTGGCGAAGAGTGCGGCAAGGATGATAGCAAAACCACGACCATAGGTAACGATACACTCTTAGGTCAGATTGCATCTTTTATGGATAGTCTGCATTTATCGTACCAAGAAGTCGTAAAAGAAATACCTTATAGGAACTTATTGTTGATGGCAAAAGACAAGCAAAGAGTAGCGCATGGTGATGTAATGTATGAGGTAACCGAAGAAGAATTTGGAATGAACTTCAAAAAAGGATAAGTTTAAAATAATGCAAATAAAATATTAAAAGCACTAAAACGCTTGCAAGTTAGAGAAATATTATTTATCTTTGCAAGCGCAGAACAAAAAAGGATAAAATGGCGATTTAATAAATTGATAAGATATTAGAGACACGAAACCCGATGGACTATACCGAAAGGCAGTCCGAGTCACAATTCCTTTGACTTTGCAATCGGTAGTTTCGTGTTTTTGTTTTTTAATAAGATGCAAGACGTAAGGTTAATATTCGAGATACTGGTTTCCATGTTGCTTTGCGTTTGTCTCATATTGCTTGCTGTAAGTAGATATAGGCAAAAGAAAAAGCGTGAAGAACCGGAGCGAAAGGAAATGGATTTGATAGACTTCTTTTCTTTGGGAGGAGTTGCCTATTATTGGAACAAAGGTGGTAAGCAGCAGAAATGCTACACATATGAAGAATTTCTGAAAATCAAGGCTGACTACGTGGAGCTTTGGTTGAATCAGAATAGATATATTTTTAACTCTCAATTAGATTGCGATGATATATAAAGTATTTGTTTTGTTGCCGACAATAGTTGTATCAGATGGTATTGTAGGTATAGCTTGGCTAGGAAAGGTATTTAGCTGGAGATATGGAAAGAACAAGAAAAAGAGCAAGAATGTGTCCTTAATGATAGGTTATAACACAGGAATGTCTCTTAAGTCGAAAATAGACGATAACGCTGCGGATGATTATTTAAGACGCATTGCCGAAGAAAATAGAATCTAAATTCAAGGGTTAGAGACCCTTTTTACAACCATATTACTTGTGGTTATTTTTATACATCGGTTTTTATTAACGATTGTTTTTTATGGTAGATAAATGTATAAAAACGAGCACAAGTTCCCTTATAGATGGACTAAAAAAGATGCTAAATTCACAAAGGACAAAGGTAAGGTTATGTCTTGCTTTTGTTGTGGAGGAGGCAGTTCCTTCGGATACCTACTAGCTGGCTATGATGTTGTAGCCTGTAACGAGATAGACCCAAAGGTTATGAAGATGTACTTGAAGAATCACGATGTCAAGTATTCTTTCAATTGTGATATTCGTGAGCTGATTGCCAATATCAATATGGGGGGGCATATTATGAAAAAAGAGCTTCATAATTTGGATATATTGGATGCAAGCTTCCCGTGTTCGGTATTCAGTATTGCAGGTGACCGCCAAAAGGCTTGGGGAAAGGAAAAAGTATTCCGAGAAGGTCAGAAGGCGCAAAGGCTTGACGATTTGGCTTTCTACTCAATCGACCTCGCTAAAGAACTAAAGCCAAAGGTAGTGGTTTTTGAGAATGTTCAAGGTTTATTACAAGGTGAAGCCATCGAGTACGTAAAGGAGATTTATAGACAGATGGATGATGCCGGATATATCTTGCAGCATTGGCTTCTCAATGCACGTTACATGGGTGTTCCTCAAAACAGACCTAGGGTGTTCTTTATTGGGTTACGTAAAGACCTTTGCGAGCCGTTTATGGTTCAAAAGGATTTGTTCGAGCGAGTGCCTAAGATTGATATGGACTTCAACGAGAAAGAAATTGTCTTGGATGAGTTCTCTGACTATAATGGAAGACAGATTCCTAAAGGAATGATGAAGTATTGGGAGCATAGAAATGAAAAAGACAATTCAATCGGTGATATTGTCAAGCGGATGGATAATCGCCTTTCTATGTTCAATAATATGTTTCTCAAAAAGAACAAGGTATGCAATACTATATCTGCGATGGAGGATAGACTTGTGTATTATGATAATCCAAGTTATCTTTCTGCACATGATACGATTTTAGCATCAACATTTCCGATGGATTATGACTTTAATGGCACGAAACCTTGGTTTGCTTGCGGAATGTGTGTTCCTCCTGTTATGATGGCTAATGTAGCTACAAGAATCTGGGATTGTTGGTTATCAAAGATTAAAAAGGAGGAATGCGCATGATAACAGCAAGTATGGCTTCGGGTGAGATGCGTAGAGTACGAAACTTAGATGAAACAAGAATCTATGAGTTTCAGATGCGAAAAGCTAATGAGCTTAAACGTGAAATGAAAAGACAGAAAGTTAGGCAAATAACAAAGACCTTTGAGTTTGCTACACCAAATGCCGATTATTTCATAGTGGTAGGTGTAAAACATGGTGATGTCTTTGCTTCCGGCGTATTCATTTATCTGAAGGAGACTAACGAGTATATTCCTATGAGCAGAAATGAAGGATATAGCGAGGATTGTTTTGCTATGAGCGTTCATTTTATGAAGAGGTTTGCTGAAAGGTTTTTGAAAAAGGATTTACCGATAGCAAAGATATTACAAAAGATATATACATCGTTTACAGGTGCGATTCAGCTTTATGGCGATGACAAGACTAAAAGGGTGGTGTTTGCTATTCCTGAAGGTTTGATACTCACCGAGTATGATCAAGATAAGCATATTATACACTACAAAACCTTTGTAAGCATGGATATGCTAAAGAAGACACAGATGCAAAGTTATGAGAAGATTAGTGCATTTCTTATGGAATCATGTGAGCAAATAGCCAAAGCAAGAGAAATAGGAAATGATGAAAAGCTTGGCGTTGTGTACAGAAGGTTTTATGATGATATTGATTTATTAGATACATCGGAGGCGCAATCTATATATTCAAGTTTCTTTGAAAAAGGAGGTAACAATGAAAGATAAATGTGTTGCTAGATTCCTAGGTGATATAAGACCTGTAAAGGGTTACGAAAGATATTGTGTTAGCAAGCAGGGGCATGTTTTTACTATTGGGAGCACGTCTCAATTAAAGGAAATCGCCCCATGTAAGACACCAAAAGGTTATCTGAAGGTATGGCTTTACAAGAACGGAAAACGCAAAATGTTCTATATCCATCGTTTGGTAGCTCAGGCTTTCTTGGAGAATCCAGATGCGTTGCCGATGGTGAATCATAAGGATTTCGACAAGACGAATAACGATGTAGACAACTTGGAGTATTGCACTGCAAGATACAATATGGTTTATTCGGCTATAGCAAAGAAGACTTCATCTGTATACTTGGGCGTGACGTGGAATAAGAACAACAGAAAATGGCAAGCTCAGTACCAGATAGGTAAGAAGAAAATTTATATCGGATGCTTTGGGACGCAAGAAGAAGCTCACGAAGCTTATGTTAACGCTATTAAAGAGATTTGATATGCTAGAATTAAACAGAATATACAATTCCGATTGTATAGAAGGAATGAAACAAATAGAGAGTGGGGAGGTGGATTTGATTGTTACTGACCCTCCGTATTGCATTGCCTACAAGACTGGGTGGAGAGCTGACGACCATCGTTTCTCTAAGGAAATACTCAATGATGATAATGAGCAATTGATTATTGATTATATGAGCGAATGCTACCGGATTTTAAAGGATGATAGTGCTGCTTATATTTTCTGTAGTGCCAAGACCTTAGACTTTTTTATGCAACAAGCGAGGAATGCAGGGTTTACCATTAAGAATGTGCTTATTTGGCGAAAAAACAACCATACGGCTGGAGATTTAGAGGCGCAATATGGTCAATGTTACGAGCCAATCCTGTACTTGAATAAAGGCAGACGAACCATAAATGGGAAGCGTTTGGAGGATGTATGGGACTTTGATAGAGTTCCATCAGATAAATTGGTACATCAGAACGAGAAGCCAATCCCCTTGCTTATGCAATGCATCTTAAAATCATCAAATGAAGGCGACTTGGTGTTTGATGGCTTTGTGGGTAGTGCAAGTACGGCTCTTGCTTGTTTGCGTACCAACAGAAAGTTCCTTGGCTTTGAATTGGATAAGGATTATTTCAATGTGGCACAGAGAAGAATTAAGGAAGAAATGTCTAACCAAAAAGATATGTTTGGATATGCTGGAGATTAATAAAATTTACCAAGGCGATTGCAGAAAGCTATTGAAGCTGATAGACAATGATAGCATAGACCTCGTATGTTCCGATGTGGCTTATCCGGTTCAGTCTAGAGGCGGCTCAGGGAATATGGGAGGATATTGGACTGACTCTCAGACGAGAAAGGGTAAGATATTCAAAAGCAACGATATTGATATTTCCGAGTATATTAATGATTTGTACCGGATATTAAAGGACAGGTCGCATTGTTATCTGATGTGTAATGATTATAATTTATTGCACTTTCTTGATGTGGTCGGAAAAAGTGAGTTCCATTTTACCAAATGCTTAATATGGGATAAGTGCGCAAAAATATGTGGTCGCTATTATATGGCTCAGAAAGAATATATCATAATGCTCCGCAAAGGAGGTGACAGACCTATAAATGAATGTGGTACATCTGATATTCTGAGTGTTCCTATTCCGACCAACAAACGCAAGGATAAGGATGGTTTGATTAATCAAACAGAAAAACCAGTGAAGTTGATGGAGATACTAATCAGAAACTCAACAAATGTTGGTGATGTCGTTCTAGACCCATTTATGGGGAGCGGTACAACGGCAAGGGCTTGTGTTAATCTTGAAAGAAAGTATATAGGCTTTGAAATAGACCAACGGCAAGTAGATTTTGCCAATAACGAGTTAAAGAACATGAGTAGGCAATTAAGTCTGTTTTAAATTTTAGTTATGCGTATGGTATTTCAATGCGACCCTGTTGTAAGAAATGGGAATAAAGAGATAACGGATGCTCTGATAAAAGCCATTAAGGATGAAGCCTCGAAACGTGGGTTGGTACGTGATGAATTGATAGATTTTTGTAACCGATTCATGAGAGAAGGCGAAATCAAAGCTTGTATAGAGCATTTGCTTGATAATTTCAAACGTTATTTTTGGAGGTATTATTGATATGAGAAGAAGAAAGTTGAACAAGTCTCCAGTGCTAGGTCTCTGCGGATTTGTTATTGGTTACGAGTGCAAGGAAAAGGAAATAAGGTTATTGGAATGTGATAAGGCGCAAGCTGATGCAATCATTGTTCCACACCATTTTTCCCACAAAGTAACGAAGAACAGTTGTTTAAACCTATTGGTCTTATACAAAGGCAAGATTAGGGGTGCTATGCAAATAGGGTATGGAATCCGACCGCATATCAAGACTGAAAAGGGCGAAGTGTTGGATTACCATCAAGTGAGGGAATTTGACCGAATGTGGTTGTCTGATGATATGCCAAAGTATAGCGAAACGATTTGTCTATCTCTCTTGCACAAGTATATAAGGGCAACGCATAAGGAAATCAAATACCTTATATCTTATGCCGATACGTCCATAGGTAACAAGGGAACTATATATAAAGCTGCAAACTATGAGCATATTGATACCATTAAGGCAGATTTCTATGTGTTACCAAGTGGTGAGCGTGTGCATCCGGTAACTATGTGGCATCGGCACAAGACAAGAGCATGGGAGGTTCTAACGGAACTATACCCAGGAATAAAAAAGGCAGAAGGGTTTCAACTTAAATTTCTGAAGAAGTTATGAACAAAAGAAATAAAAATATTCCTTGTCATTTGCATCCGGATCCTGAGCATAGGGTTAGAAAGGGGAGTTCGTGGAAAGCAAAGGTTGCTTACGAATCTGAGGATGATGCTTGGGAGTTTCTTAATCAGAATTCGGAGTTGAAGGTATCCGGATGTCATCCTTACTTATGCAAAGTCTGCTCAAATTGGCATATTGGTAGGTAATATAATTAACGATTATGAAAAAAGAAGATAGACTTAAAATATATCGCAAATACGATGGGCATTGTGCTTATTGCGGTAAGAGTATAGAGTATAAGGATATGCAGGTTGACCATCTTGTTCCGAAGAATCGAGGTTGTTACTCTCGGTGGAGCGACAAGGATGGCAAGTTTGTTGTTTCCCATGGCGATGATTGCATGGAAAACTATATGCCATCTTGCAGGTCTTGTAATCTTCGTAAGCGTGATATGAGCTTGGAACAATTTCGCTCAGAGATTACAAGACAGGCTAAAGGATTGCTTAATGGTAAGGCTTCTTTCCAAGTAAAGATGTCGCTCGCTTATGGCTTAATAGAAGAGCACTTTGATAAACAAATAGAGTTCTACTTTGAGAAATTTAAATAGTTGAGAATATGAAGAAGTTTATAAAGTCTATAGAGATTAGCACTGAGAATATTTCAGACATCCTTCAAGTGCCAATTGTTACAAGTTTATACAAGACTAAGAATTTTAAAAACCCTTGTCTTGAAGGTCGTAGCGTTCCTTATGATACTATAGCAATGATGTATGTTCATATCGAAGGTTTTGATAGCGATTTTTGTGTTGACCAAGGCGACATTCTCGCTCTTGACATTTGTGATACTTGGTATGTATTTTCGAAAGAAGGTTGGGAGAAACATAAAAACGATGAGGTATGAAGAAGAAAGGATATTACGAATACGGAAACGGAATCTACCCTTTGAAACTTTGGGTACACATCGGTAAAGACCTGAAAGAGCTGATAGACTCCTGCTTTGACGGGTGCAAGGCTCCTGATATAGATTACGGCGGCGTTACGTATGCCAATGCCATCAGGAAGAGCGACAGAAGGCGCGGCGTTCTTGTCTCGTTTCAGTGTCAGAAGAATATGTCGATGAACTACTGCTGCCATGAAGCTTCTCACGTCTGCGATGCTATCGAAGATTATATTGACATGGAGCACGGCGATGAGCCTTCTGCTTACTTGATTGGTTGGATTGCGTCTTGCATCAACATGGCTCGTTTGGGCATTGGAGATTTCGTTGAAATTATAGATAAGAAAGATAAGAAACACAAAGGTAAAAGTCTTTAGGTAGCTTTGCCCCATCACTATATATAATAATGTTGTGGTGGGGATTTTTTTGTTAACGTCTGCAAACATTTGGCTTGTAACATTATAGTATGTTAAATACCAAAAGAAACACATTAAATAATCTGCATATTTCAATAAATCTTTGTATCTTTGCATCGTAGTTAAGAAACAAGGTTACTAATTAAAAAGGTGAGACACACCATAAAAACTGTAAGAAGAAAAATGAAAAAGTTTTTTGAAAACTTATCTGGAAAGATTAATGATGCGGCTTTTGAGGCGCAGCTTGATGATTTTGCTTGCGAGTTTGATGCTATTGACAAACCTGCCGAAATCGTGGTGTCTGTTAAGAGTAGAAAGGTTATCCATTCAAATGGAAATATTTCTTCTTATCCATATTACAATGTAGATAAGATTAATATCTATGATGAAGACGGAGAAGACGTTTCTTCAAAATATCCTTTGTTCTGCCAAAGAGTTAAGGATTGCGTGCCTTCTTATAAAGATGTTGAGAAAGGCTTGATAGAGGCAAATATGAGCGACACTGAGCTTTATTTCGGCTCAGAGGCTAATTATTTGCGTTATAAGTATGGCAACTAAACAATTAGGTTATGGAGTACGAAAATAAGTTTGTTGGTCTTTCATCTGTAACTAGCAACGACCTTAAAATATTAAGGTATGAATTAGAATATGGATGGAAATTGGCTCTTATGCCAAATGATGTATGGTACAACTAATTACTTTTTAAATTCTAAAGATTATGAAATATTATAAAGTTGCTGTAGATGTATCGAATTTATTCGATGATATGCTCGTCCAAGCCCAGAAGAGCTTTCTTATTGACAAGTTTTGCTCTTTAGGAACAGACCAGCAGATAGAGGTAGTAAGCGAAATGCTGGAGAACCTTAATGGCGATCAAGTAGCCGAAGTTATTGAAGACGCTTTTGATAACTTGCATGAGCGAGCCCAGGAGCACGTAATCAACTATGTGAACGGATAAGGCTATGATGTCCGATAAACAATATAGAGTTGCTCGCAAGGGTGTTGTTGAGCAACTTAAATTAGCTCAGAGACTACATTGCAAGCACATGGAGCAGAAGTATAATGAGGCTTTGGAGAAGTTAGAGAAACGTTTCTTAAAGCCGGATGCCGTTGGTTGCTTCGATTTGGGTGCAAGGGTATCAAATAGTTATTATCATCTTTAAATGGTTAAGGTTATGGAAGCAAAAGTAGAAGTAAAGACAATTCCTTTGCATGGATTGTTTATCTATCGCAAGCAGGTTTGGCGTTCACTAGGTAAGCTGAGAGCGGAAAGCCATTCTACGACAGCCCAAAAGGTGTTTCTGAATGAGCATAACACCGAGGTATCTACCGAGAATGCTGATTTTATTGATGGCTTTAAAGTTACCCCTTATGAAGGGGAGCTGCCTAAAACAACCAAAAACGTTGGTAGTATGAGTTACTACCAATATTGTTTAACGCAAAAGACGATTTAATTATGGAAAATAAGATAAACATAGCGGAAATCCTAAAGGATAAGCCGCAAGGGACTAAGCTGTATTCTTCTGCTTGCGGAAAATGCAACTTGGTATCAGTAGATGATAAAAGTTTCAAAATATCCTTCTATAATTCAAAGTTTGGTTTTATGAATGGTGGAGAAGGGTATCTTGATAAAAATGGTAAATTGTATGATGATGGAGAATGTATTATTTTTCCATCAAAAGAAATGCGAGACTGGTCTAAGTTCGCATGGAAGAAAGGCGATGTACTGGTGAGTAATGATGGTGGTACAGAAGTTATCTTTGATAAATGGTACGATGATACCTATACCAATTTCTATAGTAAGCATTACCTTAATAGTGAAGATGAAAATAATATTAAGTATAATGAAGCCTTCCTTTGTACAACCGAAAGATATTCCCTTGAAGATAAAGATACTGCTCAGACCTACATTAACACCATAGAGAAGCGTTTGGGCGGCAAGCTCAATCTTGATACTTTGGAGATTGAGAAGACTCAGCCTGAGTTCAAGGATGGGGATATAGTAGCCCTTGTGGTACGAAAATGTACACATATTGCTATATTCCAATCGAGACAAGAGGCATATATAGGATTCCATGCAGTTCTTTGCCAGAATGATGAGCTTCTTCTAGAAGAACCATTCAGAGAAGATGTTGGAGATATTGAACTTCGCCTTGCTACGGACTCAGAGAAGCAGCAACTCTTTGATGCCCTTGAAAAGGATGGCAAGGCTTGGGATGCTGAGAAGAAACAGATTGTGGATTTGAAGCCAAAGGTTGAGCTAAAACCATTTGATAAGGTGCTTATCAGAGACTTTGGAAGCCAAGCATGGCAAGTAAGCTTGTTTGGTTATAAAGATGCTAATAACTATTACTGCTGTAATGGCAGTTGTTGGAATCAATGCATCCCTTATGAAGGCAACGAATCATTGTTAGGAACAACTAAAGATGTGGAGGGCTAGGTATGATTAGAGACGATGCAAAGATAATTGTAACACCAACTGATGTATTACTTAAAGAAGCCTTGACTAGTGAAGAAATCAATGAAATCAATGAAGCTCATATCTATAGGAGTTATGATTGCATTCCGCAACTAAAGTATGCTGGCAACCCTCCTAGTGGCAAGGAAAATCGTAGAACTAGGAGAATGTTTGAACTTAGAAAAAGAAAGGGTAGATTATGAAAGATGAAAGCATAGATGTTAATCTTAGTTTTATCAATACCGATTATTTCTCAGTATCTGTAAGGGATGGGGCTATTTCAGTTATTGGTAGAATAACCAAGTTAGAGATGGAAAAATTTGTAAAGGCTCACTATTTCGAGATTAAAGAGGTATTGAATAAAAATATTAAGAAAGGAGAATAGATTATGGTAGACGATAAGAAAATAGAAGAAGCGCAAGAAGAAATCTTTGAGGATAAGTTCTTACTCAATGGTACAGAAGTAATCTTTAACGATGAGGATGAATACAAGGAAGAAATGTATGATAGCGGTCAAATCAAAGGAGCCATTAGCCTTGGTGCTAAGTGGGCTATCAATGAGTCCTTGAAAGAATTATGGCATCCTGCTAGTGAAGAGCCAAAGAAAGTAAAGAATCTCCTATTGGAAACAACCTATGAGTACGGAAATCCTATTTATCATCTTATAAAGTATATGCCAAATGGTAACGATGCTTGTATTTGGAGAGAATGGTATAAAGGTGCTCACGTATCTCGTTGGCTCTATATTGAAGATTTACTTCCAAAGGAAGGAGGTGAACAATGAAAAAGGATAAATACTCATTAAAGATAAGTCGTAGTTTCTTTGGTGATACTACCCTTGATGGTTATCCTATAGATACATATTCGAATGATGAATTGAAAATTCTAAAGAATCTTCTTACGAAGGTTCTGTGTGAAGTTAATGAATATATAAAAGATTAGGCGTATGAAAGAGCTTAAAGATTTGGTAGTTGGCGATAAGGTTTTTGTTTACGACAAATACGACAATGAAAAAATTGGCGTTGTTAAAAGAGTAACAAAAACTTTGGTCGTTGTAAACGATATTAGATACCGAAAGTCTGACGGGTTTGAATACGGAGTATCATCTTATATCTTCACTCGTAGAATTGAAATCCCTAAAGATGAGGAACAGATAAAGGCAATAGAATTAAAATACCGCAAGCGAATTATCATTCATAGAATACATAATCTCAATCTGAATGATTATCCGTTAGAAGTGTTGGAAAAAGTTTATATTGAATTAGGAGGAAATTAATATGAATGGATTATTATCAATGATTGGTATGAAAACTGAAATGGAGTATCAGATGAGTGATTTCCCTTTTGGTCTTCCAAGTTTTAGATTCAATGTGCCGAAAGGAACCGTCCCTTCTGACAAGAAGAAATGCCAACCAAAGGCGCATCACGAGTTCACCATCAAAGGTGTGAAGATTATGGCATTCTCAAAGAAGGATGCTATAAAGAAGTTTAATCATCGTAAAAAGTAAAGAGATATGATATACGAAGCAAAGAAAGGAAGCAAGGCTTACAAGTTTATCAAGAACACTCTTGAAGCCGAAGAGAAAGAATACAAAGCTTACATGGAAAGAGTAAAACAAGCAGTAGGCTTTGATTTCGAGAAATATCAAGGTTATCAGCCCAACCGCAGCTTGCTGCGAGAGTATCAGATTACCGCCATTTGGATTCTTTCAGAGAAATACGAAGAACTCGATAAGAAAGTTTGGAGAAAAGTAGATTCTATGCGTATGGAAGATGGCTATTATATTGCTGTTGCACCTAACAAGCGCTGTAAGCAAGGCAAGGAAATAGCTACTGCGCTTACTTCCTATAAGGCTACAGCTAACCATTTTCAGGTAATAAGAGAATTGGGCGTAGCAGTACCTGAAAGTAGAAGTTTCTCCATCACGCAGCTTCTTCGTCATGGTGATTATATTTTTGTTTATTTGGATGATAGCATCCGAGCTGAAAAGAAAAATTCCGATTTGAAGGAAATCACAATGGGAGAGTATGAGGATTTCATTAATAGCAAAGATTAAGGCATATGGCACAGAAATATATTATTGGTGATTTAATAAAATACAAGGTTGGAGGTCTCGAATTTATAGCAGAGATAACCAATACTTCTAAGTATGGTTATTGCTTTAAAGGTGTTAGCGATGATATTAGTGGTACTTTATGCAAAGAGTTCGCTAAGGATATTCCTCTCACTCCAGAGATTCTACAGAAGAATGGATGGAAACCAACAAAAGAAAGTCTTGGGCATAGCTTCAAGAATGAGAAATATCCAAGATTTGCATTATGGTCTATTAATGACAAATGGAGTTTTACAATAGATGGTGTGATGGTATGTAATACTCTATCATGTTTGTGTTACGTGTATGAACTCCAACATATTTTTTATGGCTTGCAATTAGATAGCAATTTAAAAATATAAGCGTATGGATAAGTTAGAATATATTCATGGAGATTTGGTAATGACAAATGGAGTGCCAATAGGTACTGCAAAAGATGTCGTTTACAGAGTAACATCATCTGACCCATCAAAGACTTTGAAGTTAGGCGATGGAACGGAACTGAAAGGTGTTGTCCGTTTAGAGAATATCGAAGGTGTAGAATTTGGAGACAAAGGCTTTCTGTTCGGTGACTGCTGTGCTTGGGTTAAGGATATTGTTCCGATTCCTCTTACTCCTGAGATTCTTGAAAAGAATGGATGGAAGAAAGAAGTGATGAGCAGAGGAGTAAAGAATAGTCATTGGGTATGTACAAAACCCGATATTGAAGAATATGGATATTTCCCAATCTATATAGAAAAAGGTATCGGGAAAGAGTTTGATGTATATCCGTTTACAGACAACAATGTATGTAAACAAATTGCATACATTAAGTATGTACATCAACTCCAGAACCTTCTCTTTGGTCTAGGACTTAACTCAGAAATGGAGGTGTAGGTATGTTAGCAGTATTATCAATAATATTCATAGCTATAGGCATAGCATTTATGTATCTAGGCATTAGAATTTGTAGAAATTTATGGTATGCTTATATCGGACAGCCTATTTTTGTGATAGGCTTATGCTTTGCTTGTATGGCTATAAAACAATTAATGGAGATGTAGGTATGTATATATCATCAAGAAAAATAGATTGGTTCTTCCCCTTGCCAACAATAGTAAGAAATCCAAATCCAGATTGGGGAATAGCTTTCCTTTGGAGAGTCTACTGGTTTTGTAATGATTAATCGCCTTCGGGCATAAAATAGTAGAAATATGAATATATTCAATAATTTAAAATCATCATTGAAAGATATAAATGGCGCAACCTACATCAATGGTTTTAAGATAGAGGGAGCGCAGTCGATAATCATTGACAACGGCAAGGTCTATGTGAACGGAAATTTACAGGAAGACCTCAGTACACCTTCTATAGATATAAAGGTAGAAGGTAATGTTGGAAGTATCAATACTACTTCTGGTAACGTCTCTGTTAATGGTGATGCAAGATATATCAACACTTCTAGTGGTGATGTTGATTGTCACGAAGTCAAAGGTAGTGTGCTTACAATGAGTGGCGATGTTACTTGTGGTGATATTGCTGGTAGCATGAATACCATGAGTGGTAATGTGTATAGAAAGTAACCATCCTGCAAAGGATATAAATAGATAGTAATATGAATAAAAAAGTAATTGAGATTGTACGTAAGTACGTTGAGGAGCACTTGGATAAGAGTGATGCAAAACCAGAGTATGATGTGTATGTTGTATGGCAGTGTTATATTCTTGGTAATGCGAAGTGGTTGCTCTCAACAACACTTCCTGATGGTATGTACTATGAGGTAACATACAACAAGGTCAAGGATGAGTTCTACCTTGATGCTTACAAGAAGTTTGAGAATCGTTGCATTCCTAACAAGTAACTAACCACCCTCTCCTGTAAAAGGGAGAGGGTAAAAAAAGAGAATATGAACTTAGTAATAACAATATTAGGTTGGATTGCATTAGGCTTTATATCTGCTTATTTGTTAGCAATAGCAGGGAAAATAATCTTTGATGCAGCAACCGCTGACTATAAGTTATACAAGCATGTAAGATTATGCCGCAAGAGATTATTAAGAAAGCGATATGAAGATTATGCTTGGCTGTTACTCCAGTTAGAGAAAGATACGGAAGTTTTCAATCTTACTCATAATACAAGAGATTGGACTTTAGAAGATTGGAGGGAATTTTATCTAAAAAAAGCAAAGGAACAATAAAGATAAAGGAAATATGGCACAAGAAGGATGGATATGCCCTAGATGTGGAAAGGTAAACGCACCTTGGGTAATGCAATGTTTCTGCAATAGAAACACTCAGATAGTACCTAAAGTCGGTGCTCCTTACTATGAAGGAGACCAAGCAACGTGTAATACTAAGGAGGATAAGCAATGAGCAAAGAAAAAGTTATCGAGAGAATACAATATGCTACAATGCAAGTTGCTTCTGTATATGCTTGTTCTGTTATCTTTGATGAGAAAACAAAAGTAATAGAAGGTAGACAGAAAGAACTTGAAAAAGCGATTACTAATTTGTATGATGCACTTAAAGAGTTGGAGGACTAGAATATGGAGAAAATATATAAAGGAGAAATTCAGAGATTACTGCCTATCTTTCAAGCAATGGCAGAAGGTAAGACTATTCAAACAAGTAATGGCAATGATTGGATAGATATAGATGGTGATGAGGATGGCTTAAATCTTGATTCACTTATAGAATTTCAAGATTGCTTCCGTATCAAGCCAGAGATAAAGTATCGCCCATTCAAGGACGCAGAAGAGTGCTGGGCAGAAATGCAAAAGCACCAGCCGTTTGGATGGGTGAAGACTAAAGACAAAGGAATTAGATTATGTATGAGTGGCTTGAATCAAAAAAGTGCGTTTACACAAGTTGGTTATAAATATGATGAAGCCTTTGATGAATATGTCTTTGCCGATGGTACTCCTTTCGGTGTAAAATTGGAGGAATAGAATATGTCTTGGTTAGCAGTTGATAAGAGTAGAAACGAACATATTTTTGCAGAAAAACCTCGCAGAAACGAAAGTAATGCATTATGGATTTGTTCTGTCGTATATTTATATGGGCAGAGGTTCGTAAATACCGGTTGTTGTTACCTTCCAAAAGGCTCTGTCAAGAAACTCATCGGAAGGGCATTGTCTTGGGATGATGAACCTGTCGAACTTAAAGAAGAATAGTTATGACAAAACCTTACAGAATCAAACATAAGGCTAGTGGGTATTTCTACCAACGTTACAATGGAAGTAACCTTGGTAAGAAAGGCAAGGTGTATATGAATAATCAATCACCACTTACAATGTGTGATAATGAGAACTTTATACGCATTCAGATTCGCCACAACACTTTAGCTTATAAAGCATTGAGAGATATGCTTTCCAAATATGTTATAGGCAAAGATGATGAGTGTGAATGGCATAGTACATCTTACAGAGTTCCAAAGAGTGAATTTGAAAAAGAAGAAATATGAGTGATAAAGTTAAATATTTATGGCTTGCATGTGATAAAGATGGCGAGCTAGTGTTGTTCAAAGATAAACCATTCCGTGATGAATGGTATGGCTTTTGGAGTAAGTGGAAAAGTGGTATCGCTTATAATTGTAATGATGAGATAACAGCTAGAGACCATAGAAACAAAAGATTTACCATTCCAAGAAATAATATTGATTTATCATGGGAAGATGAGCCTATTAAAGTAAAATTAATTTTTGAAAAGATAGGCGAGTAAAGCATTGAACTTAAAGAAGAATAGTTATGGCAAGAACATGGTTAGCAGTGGATAAAGACGGTGCGGAGAAAATCTTCAATGTAAAACCGTTCAGAGGCAATACACAAAAAGATAGAAATCATATATGGGGTACAACATACGTTGGTGAAAACTACGAAAAGTGGTATCCTAAACATGATGGGCGCAATGAAGATACAGGTGATGCTTATTATAAAGGGCGTTCAATAGAATTGCCTAAAGGTACAATTGTAAAGCTTATTGGGCGGAATTTGACATGGAAGGATGAATGTGTTGAATTTAAAAAGAATAAGTAAGTTTTGAAATTTACGTTAAAAAGAAGAATTATAGCTTATGAAAAGAGAAATCAAGTTCAAGGCTAAACGTCTTGACGGAAAAGGATGGGTTGAAGGTAGCCTAATCAGAAGTACTACTGGAATAAAGGAAAGAGCCTACATAGTAGATAATTTTAGTAGTATGAGCGATTATAGTGTTATTGGTGTTGACCCTTCTACCGTTTGCCAGTTCACTGGGATGAAGGACGAAAAGGGCAATGAGATTTGGGAAGGAGACTTAGTAAATGAACGTTATGATATAGCGTCTATTGATAATCTCTATGAGGTAGTTTATATTGAAGAAGAAGGATGCTTTGCCTTCAAAGATATAGATAATGCTGATAATTGCCAGCCTTTTGTTAATCTTGTAGATACTTTTGTTGTTGGCAATAAATTCGATAAGGAGAATAAAGTATGAGGCTTAAAAAGAAAGAGAAGTTAACGGCATATTGGGATAAGAAAGAGAACTGCATTGGTGCTTATCACCCACTAGGGTTTATGACACAAGCAGATGCTCATTATCTCTTCGATAAGGTCTTCACAAAAGAGTTTGTCAAAGAAATGACTGATAGAGGATATGATGTTACAACGATGAAGTTTGAAATCTCTCCCAAGTTGCCGAACTATGAGCGATTCAACGGCTTATCAGAGAAGTATTACGGAAAGAAATAGTAGCGTATGAAGAATAAGATTTTAAACTTAATCAAGTCATCCGTTTGGCTTGTCTTGTGTTTGTTTGTAGGAGCATTGATTTTTGAGGGCATTCGCTCGTTTGCTAATATCAATAAACCTGCAAAGAGAGTTGGTATATCTGTAATCACAGAGGAAAAGCACGATTATCTGATTGTGGACACGAAACATGGTGTTTGCGTTGTTCACGCAGAAAGTTGCCCTTGTCGTAAAAAGAAGTAGCGTATGGAAAATAATATGTTTGAAGATATTGTTGCTGAAGGCAATATAGTTGTGATAAATAATAATTGGATTGTGTTATGTAAGCGTTGGGAACCATGGTATCACATTCTCTTCTGCTATCTTTATCTTCACAAGGAATATAAGAATTTAATGGTAGGTTCTCATTTTGCAATGACCGAGGATAAAAAGAAAACTACTCGGTTGGCTACCAACGAGGAACGTCTTATGCTTTTTGAAGAAATGTTCAAGTATGGCATTGCTCTCAATAAGCAAGAGCATCATCTGATAGGTAAGTTATGGTAATTGAAAGAAAAAAGTAGCGTATGAAAAGTGTATTCTCTATGTTTGCTTATTGGGATAGAATACATCAATTCCCAGACGGGCATATTAAAGTAAAAAATAATTTAGCGTGGAGAAGAAAATATCTCCATGTTCTCAGTAGAAACAAACAATTAATCTTTTAGCGTATGAAAAAAGAAACAAGAAATGTAGTAGTTCTCGATTTGGAGGATAAAATTAAACTACAAAAATCTATCAGTGATTTGGAAGAAGTTGCTGAGACTTACCAAAGACCTTGCAAGGAACTTACATGTATCAATAATATACTTTACTACCTCAAAACGATTGAGGAGAAAATTGATTAGCGTATGAAGATTAGATTAGCAAAGAAGATAATGAAGCAAGCTCGTCATCTAAGTACGGCAAGTGATTATTGGTACAGAAGATTAAGAGATTTTGAGTACAAAATATGCTATGGTTTTGTTGGTAAAAAAGACCATAGAATCACCAAGGCGATAAGTTTAACAAGTAAAAAGAGAAAAATATGAAGAAGTATGAATGGGAATATATGGTAACTTCAATAGTTGTTAATAAAGCTGACGAGATTGCCAAGGTTCTATCTGGTAGATTCAACCAAGAAGGCTATGAAGGTTGGGAGTTAGTGCAATGGAACATCATGCCACCTGCTGCACTTTTAACGGCTTCTACAACACATTGCTGTGGCTCAATATATATTCTTGCAACATTCAAAAAGAAGTTATTGGTATAATGGTAAGTAATGATATTGAGCTAAGAATGATAGCTGCACAGATAACTATGAAGGCTTCTGTTGGAGCAGAAGACTTATGTAGCCGTTATAGTAGTGTATCACGAATGTTAGGTAATATGTTTAATGATGTGTATTACATTCTCCAAGATGTAAGATACAGATATAAATACAAGTAGTTATGAGCAAGCAAACATTTGACTTCTCGGAGGCTCTGAGAAGAATGAAGGAAGGGAAGAATGTTAGACGTAAAAATAGCGAATACATCTTTGCTATATGCGGAGGCGGCTGTTTCCCTCAAACAATATCATACAGAACGTGTGTGTCTAATATGTTCTCTTTAGGTGTTGCAGCTATACCTACTGAATGTATTCTCGCAACAGACTGGGAGGAGGTGTAAGAATGAGTGAAGATGATATAGTACGCAAAATTATGCAAGTCATATACGACTTTAACGACACGGACGAGTTCTGTCAGTGCCCACGTCTCTCTTCGCAACGTGAAGCAAAGATGATAGAGTATTTAGATAGAGTTTATGCCCTCAGACCTGTATATACAGGGAATGGTTACATATTTTTAAGAAAAAAAGATGAAGAATGAAAAAGAAGTATAGTTTCGCAAACGCCAAGCCTGTTCCTTTCGGAAAGATAGACTATTGGTTTCGTGTTGGTCAGTGTGGATACCATAAGACGGACTACAAGCCTAACCTAATGGACAAGCGAAAGTTTATGGATGAGTTAAGAAGAGACAGTAACATAATGATTAAAACATTCTGAGTATGGAAAAGAAAGTTTTGACCCTCACCATCAGCAAGCAATGGTTTGATATGATTGTGGCTGGCAAAAAGACGGAATAGTATCGGGAGATTAAGCCGTATTGGGTAGCACGATTGTTTCAAAACAATAGCAATATTGTTGATGTGCAATATTTAGCTTCAGGTTTAGCAAGACGCACGGATTTACTTAAAGGCTATATTGACGCACATAGAATAGTGCCAAAGCCATACACTCACGTCCTCTTCATCAACGGCTACCGCAAGGATAGCCCACGAATTGAGAAGGAGATTGAGAGTATCATCATCGGCAAGCCAAAAAAAGGCTTATGTTCCGACAAGTGGCTTGATACCGAGTTTTTTATTATTAAATTTAAGTGATATGAAAATAAAGAATTTACCAAAGAAGATTTACCTAAACATCAGTAGTAATGAAGATGAGGTAGATTACAATGAACTGGATGGTGTAACGTTCAGCACAGAAAAGGTTGGTGTTACCGATTGTGATACTGAAAACGTTCCTTACGTGAATGCTGCATCATTATGGCACGACCTAAAGGAAGAGAAGCCACCATTAAAAAAGTGGGTGATGTTCCGATATAGTGGAGGTGGCGTAAATCCTACGGCTCTTCACTACGGAGCGATGAGTGATGATGTATGGATTGTCACTAGAGGAGACGGAACACATCGTATTGAAGCTCTGTATGAGTGCTACGATAAAATAGATTGGTTTGATTTTGATGAACTAAAATAGTATAGCGTATGACAAACGAGGAATTTTATTATGCTCATATAGGTAAGCGAGTTCTTTATAAGGGTAAAGACATTGGGGCATACGTGGCAGGTTATCTTGAAGATAAGTATATCATCTTAGGATTTGATGATTATACAGGCTGCATTCAGTGCTTCACATCTAAAGTGTATAAAACGCTTGGTGGAATATATAAATCATACCGATTTGCAAAGTTAAAGTATTTGGAAGTAGTAAAACATGAGTAATATGGAAAAAGATAACAGTTGTTTTAAGCTTTTATTTATTCTTTTTATATTAGGAATTTTTGCTTATATGGGTATTAACGATAGGTCTCATAAAGGTAAAACTTTTTGGTATGAAGTAATAGATAAACGAGAGTCTGTAGGAAGTCACTTCTCAATTATTAACAAGGGAGTGAGGACAGATTATAATATAATATTTAAACGAATTGATAACGGAAAGCTATTTCCATGTAAAGATGTAGAGTATGGAGATTATATTCAATATCAGTTAAATCGAAAATACTATATAACAGAGGAAGATATGCAAAAGTTATCAGGTATTTATAATAGGGATTTCTATAAGTAATAAAAAGCGAGAATATGGGAAAATATAAGTATACGAACAAAGAGGAAAGACCCATCCCCAAATATAGAAATGGTGATATTGCTTGGTATATAGATGGTTGGTTTGAACATCCGCAACGCTGTATAATAAAGGGATGCTGCAACGTTTCTTGGTTCGAGGGGAACGAATTTAATCCTTCAGGTTGGTGGATAGATTACAAATACAAACCCGACTATTGTGAACGAACGAAACAGCATACAATTAGAGAAGAATCACTTTTTGATACCGAGCAAGAGGCTTTAATTGCATTGTTTGAGGAGTTTAAAGATAAAGTAAAACGCAAAATAGACCTTTTTAGTAAAGAAGCAAAAAGACTAGGCATAAAACAGCAGTTGAAGTTGCAATAATAAAAAAGGGTAGGGGAATCTATTCCCCTATCTCTTTTAAACCCAAATCTATTAATAGCTTATCCAATATCTCATTCACGTCATTACGGAAACTTCGGTAAGTAACATAATAGAAACTGATGTTTTTGTAATCATGGCTTACATTAGAACATGTACACCCCAAAACCTTAGCGATTTTTTCTCTTAACCCTCTTCTCATCTTAGAACCGCCAAGGGCACTAGGAGAATAAAGATAAAGAATAACAAAGATAAATTGCTTGCGTACCATTGTGGAATTTCGTCCGGCATGATAGCTCATAAACTTATCGTAAATATTGCCTACTTGCGATAAGTCTTGCATCAATGGAATGGAAAGACTTATTTCTTCCTTGGATAAGATGGCCTTAGTTTCTCTAATCCATTTTATGCGTTCCATGATTTTCTTTAGATTCATTTCAATGTCTGGTTCTTTCATTCTTTTCTATTTTTAATCCAACATTTCATAGACGAAGTTAACCTCGTCTGCATCTATTTGTTTCCTAAACTTTTCTATGTCGGAAACTACCAACGAGCAGTGCTCAAACGAACTCTGCCCATTGATAACTTTTTCAATTCTTTTAATCCGGTATTTCATTTTATTTCTATTAGAGTTAAAATGCAATATCCCAACAAGTCTTTATAGCTGTCAAGAATAGGCTCTTCTTTAGCTTCCTCGTTCAAAGTAAGCAAAGAGCAAATACGATTAATCTTCTCTTGTAAATGACCGAATGCATACGGATAACCATCCTTAGAGAAACATTCCGAGAAAGCGTTTCCATACCGCTTATTCTTGGTTTTGAAAAGCTCGATTTGCGACCCGATGATGTCGTTATAATCTGAGACAATAAACCAAGAGAGCGTAAGCAAGGCTTCCATCGCCATTACGCTGATATGATTTCGTAAGGTTTCTTTGTCTTCAGAAGATGCTCGTATCTCATACATAAGACGAAGGAAATTGGCTGCGCTTGAAAACAATCCGAGCTTTCCGAAGTCCTCCCTTAGAGATGAAACAAAATCGGCATTATCCTTGCACTCAATCATATCTGCCAAATGTTTAATCTCAAAGATATACTTGTTAGCGTATTCGCAACACCCTTTGTTATTTTGTTCCACCATGTCCGTATCCTCCTCCACGATTATTTTCCATATTCAACTCTCCTAGAATGCAATCTGGATTTTCTACCTTGCGGAATGCACCCTGACAAATACGAGTACCTTTCTTGACTACGAAAACATAATAGTCGTAATCCGAATCAAGTTTAAATTTGCTATCCTTTGTCGGCATATAACGGTCGGAATTAACTCTATAAAGCGCACCAATATTGTCCCTATAGTCTTCATCAACCAAACCTAGACAAATATCAATATCCGCTCTAACATTAGTCATGTAGCCAACTTGTGTTTCATCCTTGCCGATGAAAGCCACATCAACTTCCATACCTTTGTCAGTAAAACCAGAACGTGAGCGAATATCCAAACCTACACCTTTAGGAAGTTCCACACCTAAATGTAGGTTTATATGACCTCTACCCATTTTCACCCAAGGCATATTCAATACCACATCTTGTGGGCAGTAAAAATCAACTGCCGCTGCATTACCTTCCTTATAGGGAACACTACCACCTCGCAAGTCAAGTACGTAAGCCTTGCCTTGTGTTACTAACTTCTTTCTTAACTCCTTATCCATTATATATAAAGCCTAAATCATTTAAAGTTCTACAATTCTTAACCAGTCCTTTTGCCCATAAATTGCGCAACTCAGGTAATGGGTCTTTTCCATACCTATTCTTTATGGTTGCTAAGGTCAATATTTCCGGTTTAATATTTTTATCTCTTTTCTGCTGCCTTAGTTCCTTCAGAATATCCTCCAAGTTCTCCATAGACGAAATCCTCCATTGTTATATTGTCAACCCCAAATTTATCAGCCAGATCATCGTTCCCAATAATCAGCCAATTAGATTTGTCTTTGAGAAACTCAATACTCACGGTGCTTTTTGCAGCATCTAGAAAAGTATCATCAATACTATCCGTAGAGCAATATGGAACTACCGCCTTATCAGCATACATGGCTATTTCGTACGTAATAACCGATGCCATTTTCTTGAATGTTATATCACTTGAATACATTACTTGGTTCTTGTCATATCCTAAGATATTGACACGGACTATATTATCATCAGCTTGCAACGCTCTAAAGAAATCGTGCTTTAGCTGAAAATCCGTAATGTCCACAGGATGCTCATTACCAGATGGAATACTTACAGCATCCAAAAGGCTTACAAAAATAACTTTTTTATTCATTGTCTTCTTCTGTCAAGAATTTGTCTATTGTTTTTTCTAATTCGTCTAATCTCAGAGTGTAATCCTCTTCGTAAACGCATGTCAATGTAGAAATAAAGAACTTATCATTATCTGTTCTCAATTCAATCTCCATGTATTCCTCGTAATAGCTATCGTATTTAATCGCTATCGAAAAGGAGTTCATGCAATCAGGGTTAAATCTTCTCTGCAAGGCTTGCGCCCTCGTAAAGGCATTTCTAAATTCATCCGTCATGGCTTGATATTTTGAGTAAGCATTTTCTTGTTCTTTGCCATAGCATCATGGAAGCCTATATCGTATCTGTCGGTTTGCTCCAGCTCATAGTTCCTCTTTATGAGCTCACTTGTCTGATACGAACTCTTTGCTAGCTGAAGTTTAAAATAGATAAACTCAACGAACATTAACATAAAACAAAGGATAAAACCGATAATCACCGCTACCTTTGTGTTCTCTTTACAGAACTTTACAATACACTTAGCAAGCCAGCATGTTGTACTAACTATGCCTACAAGTACAAGGTAAGGAATTCTTAGCAGAACCTTGCATAACATACCCATAGTACTCTTCGTATAAGATGCGAAATCCGTACTTGTAAAAATTAACTTTAACTTATTCATATTTTAGCCTATTTAATGTTTATCAAAAGTCTCTTATTTACGAACCACAATAAATCAATACCATTCATCATGCAATATCCGCAAAGCATGCCAATCAAGATTATAATCTTCTTGAACACTCGGTAATGTGTCATTTCAATCTTCAGCATAGACATCATTAAGTCTTCAAAGGAACGGTCTCTCATTGAATCTGGGTCTAGTCTCAACGATTTGACATTCATCTTGTACTTATTGGCCATTGAGAATAATGTAATAGCAAACTCAGCTAATTTGTCCTCTAGAGTTCCGGCAACGAGTTTAGAATATATTTCTATCGTGCCACGTCCGTTAACATTTTCATATTCCCAACGCTTGGCATTGAAACGACCTTCGTATTTGCGCATTTCTACAATAGCATCAATTACGTTGAATGTTTCTGCTCTTTGGGTCTGGCTAGCAACATCAAAGTTGCAAGCCTCTATAATCTGTTCAATTTCTGCAATCTCCATTTTTTTATACTATTGAATCTAAGTCGAAATCATTAGAAGGAATGAAAGCCACATGGTCTTTCTCCCTAGTCATCGTTCTCTCTCCTGTTCGCACGCAATTGATTTGCTTGGGATTTTTGTGTCGTACCACAAAAGTTCCAAAGCTACGTATCGTCACTCTGTCTCTATTACGTAACGACTGCTTTGTGAGGTCTATAAAAAAATTCACAATGGCTTGAACATCATCCTTGCGAAACTTCTTGCCGTTTACATCTCTAAGGTTTTTAATGATTGCCTTGACTATTTCTTCTTTCTTCATATTCTCTAAGTTTTTTGTTTCCTAAATTTTTTATCAAATCATAAGGGTCTATATCATATTTCTTGATAAAGCATTCTCTCAGTTTGCATAGAGCATTGAAATCTGCATTTGTCGTATTCTTGACTATCATGTAAGCCGAGTCTAATCTAGTATCAGCTTTAGGAGCTTTAACCCGAAAAAGCTTGTTGCCTTTCTCGTCTTCGATAAGTTCTATATTAACTTCCTCGCCCTTAGCTTTTTTTATTGCCGCCCATTCTTCATAAGTGATGGCATTTTGCTTGATAGCCTCATCTTCTTTAGCCTCTTTCTCTTTCTGTATATTTGCCTCTACTGCTTTTATGGCATCTATACGATGGGAACAGAAAGTATTCAAGCTCTTTGTTATAACTTGCGGATTTGGCTTCTTGTAGAATTTTTCAAACTTTCCGGCAATAAACATCTTGAAGAACGTAATCAGCTCGTTCAGATTAAGGAAATAATACTCATCCTTTATAGCATTTGCAGTCATTATCTTGATATTATCAGTAACCTCATTATTTACAAAGCCACAAATACCATAGACATCAGAAACCCATGCTACAAGCCATGTTATTGCACTTCCTTCTCCATAACACAAGTCAAGATAGGTAAGTGTTGGTGCGTTGCTTTTAAAAGCTTTTCCGATAGGCATCTTACCACCTGCTTGGCTTGATGGAGAGAAAGACATTAGAACGTTATCGAACGTTCCGTACTCATTGAATATTCGTTGCTTTTCTCTGTTGATTGAGACGCTGCACGAGGTTGGCTGACTCTTGATAATAGCCTTGCTCTGCGTCTTTATTAGTTCCTTGCTTTCTGTCATCATAATTTCCTTCCAATACTTTAACAAAATTATTCGGTCTCATAATCCAATCAAAACTTGCCATCCATCCGTGACTACCATTAAGAAATCCAGATGCGGCTGCTTTATCAATTACAAGTTTCATTTGCTCACTCCCATATTCTTTAAGCCGTGAATTAATCATTGACTTTCTCTTCGATGTCAGGGCATGAACTAGAGGCATTCCTCTTCCAGCGATAACCTTATTGAAATATTCGCACACCTTTTTTGCTTTATCATCCACTTGTGTTACACTAGGGACGTTATTCAATGCTATTCGTTCAGGTTCATTCTTGTGTGGTTTAGATTCTTCACCTTCAGCAAATTCTATGTTGTCTTCATGCTTCCAAATAAAGACTTTTCCGTTTCCGATAGATACCATTTGTTTCTCAAACAGTCCATCAATAGCTTTTTTTGTCTTGGCTACCGACATACCTATCTTATCCGATAATTCCTTGTTGCTCCCATACACATATCCGTCTTTGTCAGCATTAAATGACAGACGGACGAAAGCGACCAATTCATCTGCATCCAAGCTACATGCTTTTTCGTCTAATTTTACTACCATATCTTAAAAAAATGCATTTGTTAATTGTTTATTTCCACTCATTATAACCCACTTCCCTCTGCCGTTTTGGTCTAGCAATTTCAAGTCTTCAACTTTTCCGAATCTATCATAAGTACCGCAAAGGTCAACAAACCAAGGCTGCTTTCCTTTTGATAGTCTAAGAAGTCTTCCTACAACTTGATAGTATTGCGCTAAAGAGCGTGTTGGCTTTGCATACACTACAGTATCTAACTCCGGATAGTCAAAGCCTACGACCAAGATTTGGCTATTTACCAGTACCTTAGTCTGCCCATTGCGGAAACGCTCGATGATAGCCTCACGTTCTTTAGGTGGTGTCTCTCCGCAGACCATTTCGCAGTTAGGTATGGAATAGGTTAGCATCTGAGCTTCTTTAACGAACTTGGTAAAAACCAAGATGCCTTTACGTTGTCCACCTCGTTTCGGATTAAGTAATCTATTGACAACACTAACTAGCCATCCGTACAAATCTACACGTTCATATTCTTGCTTGACACTTTGGTCAGTGTAATCACGGCAAGTTGAATTGAGCTGCAAGTTTCCTTCGTTCCATTGTGGCGGTGGACAAGAGTAATAGTTTGGCAGACAGATATATCCGTTCTTAGCCATATCCTCAACTTGAACATAGTAAATAAGCTCCTTGAAAATCTTGTCTCGACTTCTTGTCAGAAACTTCAGTATGCTACCATAGTTCTGATAGGAATACAAACGGAAAGGTGTTGCGGTTAAGCCTATGACCTTACTCTTTAATTTATCAAGAAACTCCTTATACATGCCGGATTCAGGTTTCACTAAATGAACCTCATCAATCAATATGTACTTGAAGTCAGTAAACAATTCGGGATGTCCTTTCACACTACCAATTGTAGCAAAAGTAACATCGCTGATTTCCTTTGATTTAAAGCTAGCGGAATAGATGCTGGCATTATCAAATCCATAAGAACAATACTTCTTGTAGTTTTGTTCCAAAATTTCCTTAGTAGGAGAGAATACAAGCACTTTATCCTTGAGTCTAGCAGCTATATCTGCCAAAATCAAAGATTTGCCCGATGCAGTAGGAAGCACCTCCAGAGCGTTCCAATTTTTCTTTTCATCCAAGAAAAACTCAACAGCCTTCTTGCTTGCCTCTTCTTGATATGGTCTTAATTTAAACTTCATTTCACAAATAATATGAAATCACTTTTGTTACTATATAGGAATGCACAAGTCTTATGCATAACAAAAGCCAATAGAAAAATGACCTTACAGTTTTTATGGTGTGTCTCACCAAGACGATTGCAAAGGTACGAAGAATAATTCAATAATGCAAGCAATTTAGTGTTTATTATTAATACAGTAACATTATTTAAGCCTTATTGATTATCTCTTTCTTCATTCATTTTCAGAATTAGAGCCGCATAGTATTTATAGAGTTCCTGTAATTCAAACACAGACCAATTCTTTGCTTGATGTTTCATTACCTCCAGCAAATCAACTTGTTGCTCTCCGAGCCGCTTAACTTCTTCCATATCTAAAGGAACATGAGGATGCTTTTGCAAATAAGCCAATTTTCCAAGCTTCATTACTAAATTCTTTCTATAACCGATAAGATGGTCAGAAGAGAATCTGTTACATCGTTTGCATTCCGCATTCTGATTACGTGTATCAAAGCGCAAGCTCATATGAGTTCGTCCGCAATAATGCCCATTATCGGCTTGGTCGATTGGTAATATTCGTCCACAACTGATGCATCTAAAGTACTTATAGTGAAACTCTCTAGAGTCTCTCATGCGGATATAAACCGACATAAGCCTATCTAGCTTATCAACCCACTTTTGCTTCTCGCTCCTTTGGCGTTTAGGCTTTTTTCCTCCTTTGTTGAATCTATCATAATATCCCATAACTTTATTCTTTGTTAAATCTAGAATCGTATTTCCATCTAAAATCACCACAATAGTAGCCTTTTACGCAAGCCCTCGTAATGTTCCTACGGATAAGTCCTAGTTTCCTTGCGGCATCAGCTGCCGATTTATACCAATGAACCTGCTCTCCATATTCGTCAATAGCTATTACTGGTCTTGAATTCCATCCGGCTAATTTCGGATTTCCTTTTCCTTGGTACATTTCTAGCTTCTTACGCATTAACTTTTGCGTTTCTTTGGATATGCCCATTTCGTCCCAAGACTTGCCTCTATTCCACGGCTTGTGCCCTTTAGAATAATGCCCATGACGATTTGTTTCAGGTGGAATATACAATTCGTGATCTCCTTTGCTCTGAATATTTTCTAAAATATAATCTCTTTCCATAGTTGCTGCTGTGGGGGTCGAACCCACAACCTTTTTCCGTGATAGGAAAACGTTCAGCCATTGAACTAAGCAGCACCACCCCATAGGGGGATTTCAAACTAATTAAATATTAAGAAAAATGAAAAGCCTTACTCCTTAGGTTTGCCGATATGCAAGAATACATCCATGATTGATGTTTCCTTAAGGCTTGTAATATCGTAATCAATTATAGTCTTACCCATAATCTCATCAACATTCTTGCGAGCCTTCTCAATGGTATTACCCTGCACAAGATAACGAACCTTGGTTTTCTTCTCCTTGTTTGATTTTTCATCAATAGTAAACATGTTAATACTGCAATCGTAGTATTTATCCTCACTATCAACTTCTGAAAGGAACAACTCAGAGAAACCAGCTTTCTTCATAGTGACAATCTCCATATCACCATTTGTGTAAACTGCCATTTCTTCGGTAGTCTTTGCCTCGCATTCTGACCAAGACAAGGCATCTACAACATATTGTTCAGTAGTCTTGGCATTCGTTCCGTCTTCTAGTGTCTTCTCATAACGAACACCTACAATAAAATACTTTCCTGTTAATGATTTCATATTCTTTATTTTTTTATGTTAGAGAATGTGGTATCGGTGAGGTTTGAACTCACGACCTAATGTTTAGGAAACATTTGCTCTATCCAACTGAGCTACGACACCAAACATCCTATAAAAACTCTTTATTTAATTCTGCTTGCCTCTCCACCTGCGTCTGCCATACCATATAAGCATGGTCTTGCGGAGTCGGTATGTATAATCCTCTTTCCATAGAGCAATGATGAAGCCATCGGTCTATACATAAAGACATTTCTTCTTTGTCAAGGTCTGGTATGTGCCTCCAATATTGGAAGGTCTTGCCTTGCTTATTCTCACGCTCCCTAAGAAAAATATCCTTGTTTACACGTTTGAACTCTTGTTCGATATAGTCCTTGGTATATCCCTCTTCTATAGCTACATAAGTGATTGTTACCCACAGATAAGCATTCTGCTGGATTGTCCTAGATTGTTGTCTCTCTTTAAGGTCAACAACAAAGAACTTCTCATTATAATAATCACCTTGTAGTTTCTTGGCTTTGGCTATCATTGCCTTGGCTCGTTCCTCGAACTTTTCAAGCTCTACCGGATTTAACATATTGTAAACCATATTCAACTAGAATGAAAGGTGGAGAAACTTAATTCTCCACCATAATAAGTTTAAAATGGTGCATCAGATGCGCTATTGCCACTTGGCTGCGCTGGTGGCATTGGGGCTGCACCTGCGGCTGGAGCTTGTGGTGGAAAAGGATTGTTAGCGGCAGCTTGCATTCCACCTTGTGGCGCATTGTTTTGTGCTTCTATCTTTTGCATCTTGTAGCCTCGAACCGATGTAAACCAATCTGTTGTACCATCCTTCTTCGTTCCTTGATATGATTCAACGTCAAAGAATACTTCAGCAATATCCCCGACATTAAAACCATCCGGAACATGTACATTCTTACCACTGAATTCAAAGATGATGCGCTTTTCGTAGCCACGTTCACCTGTCAAACCATCGAAACGTGTTGCATCAAGCATCAAACGTCTCTTTTCAAATGGTTCTTTACCTTGTCTCTGAATAGATTGAATGCCTTCGATAGCAACAATCTTACCCTTATAACTATTTGCCATAACTTAAAATATTTAATAAAACAATAAATTATCCAACTCGTTTCAAGGTCAAACTAGGCTTTACCTTAGTTACCTTTTTGTACTTTTTTAATAGATGGTTGTAAGCCTCTTCATCATCCGCATCAAAAGCCTTCGTGTCTAACGTAACTCTCTCAGAAGCGGACTTCAAAGAATAAGTGTAAATTGAAGTTTTATAAGATGTAAGGTTGTCATTTGACATACCATCAAAGATAGCTGCCTTCAACTCTTTCTCCTGTTCTTGCAATTTAGCAATGCGCTCTTGAACGTCCATGAGTGCGATTTCGTTATCTATAATATAATAAGGTGTCTTTGCATCATCACTATACAAACGACCTTCTTTCTCGCATCGGAACAATTCTTTAACATCACTCGCTGGTCTTGGCTTGCCTAATGGGATGAGTTTACAGATTGTTCCACGCTTCTCGTCATCACGCAACCACATACAACAGATACGTGTAACCTTCAGATGAGGATTCAATGTTTCGAAACCGAACTTATACATTGAGTTCTGCCAACGTACATACTCCTTATTAACGGAATAAGTACCTTTAATATCCCAAATCTCAACCTCATTGTCCGGTGCATCAACATTGTGCATCACTAAGTCGATTGCACTTGCATGGTCTTCTCCGATACGAAGGACATATTCGCTGCCAATAATCTCATATCCGTTCTCTTTGATATAAGCAACAAAAGCTTTAACGCTCTCCGAGGCTGGCTCAATACCCAATGAAGCAAACAACTCAACCTGCTCGTGGATAATAGTGCCTTTTTCGGCAGCTTTTTTCAATACTTCTTCGCTTACGTTAGAGTACATGTTGGGGAATACATACTGATGAAGCATACCTGTAATACCACTCAATTCACGACCATCATAAAAGTACTGGTGTGTGGAGTCCTCATAAAGGACTCCGCTGTTATTCAATTGTATCATACTAATCTGGATTTAAATTGTGTCAACTTAGCTAAGAACTCCGCATTCTTTTGATATTCGGGATAAGCATCATAAACAGCTTTTAAATCCTTTTTGCTCTGTGCGAGTTCCATCTTTCGTAATGCACATTTTCGTTTAAACTCTTCGGACTTCTGAAGGTCTGGGAATCCGTTCCAAACTCTATCTACGTCCTCCCAAATTTGAGCCTGTTGCAATTGTGGATAAGCATATTGTTTTTGCTCATTAAGATTTTCGTCTTTTTCCTCCTCACTCTTTGGAGCTGGTTCAGAGCAACCATATACTTCTTTCTGTTTATTCATCCATTCAAGAACATCTTGTTCTGTCATGCCGCAATACCAACGTACAATGTTATTCTCATCTTGAATAATAAGTTTGGTAATACATCTGTTTGTATAACCTACATATCCAACATGGAAAATTGTCTTCAACTTTCCGCTTTGAGAATATTCGGTATTTCGGTTGAGGTTGATGAATATCTTCTTGGGAGCAGTATACAATTCTCGACCGATACCTAAACAAGAGCATGCACGTTTGAAAGAATCACTTGCTTGACCTTTAACGGCTTCAGTGTTACTTGGCGTACCAACATCTTGTTTTTCTATCCAACCGATACCTTCTTTATAAACGGAAACCGTGCAAAAGAGGTTCTGACCAATAAGCTCATGCTTACGTTTCCAACCATAGATGCCGAACTTCTCATCTAATCGTCTCATGTCACATCTTGCGTCCTTGTAAAGCAACAAGGAACACCAATCCGGTGACTTCTGATTACCACCTTGACCGACACGGACTTCTATCTCATCCGCATCAAGGAGGCGAAACTCATAATCCTTAATTTCTTCGTTCTGCCCTTCTACAGGCTTCGCTGTCTTATTCTCTGCCATAGTCGTATATTTTAAATAATCATTTTCTTAATCTGACAAGAAACAACAAGTTCATTGATTTCTTTTAGAGAATAATATCTAGGTGAGTTTTTACTATCACCTACATATTCTTTCATTAACCTGTTCTTGACCCATTTGTCAATCATCTGCTTTTCGAATCCTTTTGATACAAGATAGCATTCGGCATCCTTTCTGCGTATCCTGTCGGAACGCAAGCCCATTTCAAATTGGGCATCCATCCGTCCAGCTTGAAATGCTACAGATACTAATTGCTTAATCTCGCTTAATGACATATTCTTTCTACAGTTTTTATGGTGTGTCTCACCTTTTATGTAATATTACAAAAAATATATTAAATTTCTTGCAAGTTACGATATATTTATGTATATTTGCAACATATTTAATGTTTACGAGTGCAAAGATAAGAAAAGTATCGCAAATATGCAAACAAAATAGTGTTTAAAAGTACATTATTAACCTTTATTATCTTTAAACTTTAAATGTTTACATAAATTAAGTTACACATACGCTTACTGCGTATAAAATTTTTAGGTTATGAATAGTGCATACGAAAGACTGAAGGCTGTAATCACTGCTTTGGGTTACACTTCAAATGAAAAATTCGAGGATACCGTAGGCTTAGGACATGGCTTCGTAAGCCGTATAACTAATCGTGTATCTTCCAAAAGCTTGCAAGCTATAACGAGAAAATTTCCGCAGGTAAATCCAAGTTATATTAGGACTGGAATGGGGGAAATGTTCATCTCTTCACCTATAAAGGTAAGCGAAAACGAAAACGCAAAGACTAGACTGCGTGAGTATCTTAAATATAAAGGAATTACCAAACGTGAATTTTGCGACAAAGCTGATGTGGCCTCTAACTTTCCAATTATAGGGAAGAATGGTGTGTTCACGGCAAGGGTATCTTATAGAGTAAATTCTAAATTCCCAGATCTTAATATGGATTGGCTAGCTAATGGAGCAGGTGAAATGTTGCAGCCGGAGGCTAATATTGAAAAGTTCAACAACTATAAAAGCAGAATTGCGCCATTCTGTACAGAGATGGGAATTAGTACGACTTTCTTCTTGCGGAAGTGTAAGAGCTATACCAGTGCGATTAACAGATTGCCGGATATGCCTAGCGAAACATTCTTGAAGAATATCTCTTTGGCTTATCCTCAGCTAAATTTGATTTGGCTTAAGACCGGAGAAGGAAAGATGTTTAACGATGACATCAAGTCGAATATCAATTCAAGCGTCAGCTTTGTTCCTCTTGTTCCACAGATGGCTTATGCAGGTTATCTTAGCGGATATGCAGATGATGTATATATATCATCGCTCCCTACAATCCCTATTGTAAAGGAAGATAAAGAAAAGTACGTAGCATTCGAGGTAAGCGGTGATTCTATGGATGATGGCTCGTCTAGAGCTTATCAGAATGGAGACATCGTTATATGTAAAGTCTGCCCTGATTACATGGTCAAGAACAATGGACTTCATATAGACGGAAAGGAATATATAATAGTTCACAAAGAAGGTATTCTGTTGAAGCGCATCATTGACTTGGATATGAATAATGGAAAGCTTATATTGCGTTCCTTTAATCCAACCTATCGTGATTTAGAGTTAGATTTAACAGATGTGAAGCAGCTCTTAGTTGTGGAATATCAGCAGAAAAAGAAAAGATAATGTAAAGTATATTTGTATATTCTGTGGAGTAGGCTTGTATAAAATGTCGCAAAATTGCCGCAAAATGATTATTCGCCTGTAGTGTAAGTCGCTATTGTTTAGGTGTTTTATTGGCGTTCCGTATAACAGCCTTCTAAGCTGTGGGTCTTGGGTTCGAACCCCAACGGAATCACTATAATAGGCAAAATGAAACTTATTTGTACAAAATAGCGTGAGAGAACAATAGTAGTAAGTTGCTTATTCATAGGTGCTTATCTCTGTTGTTCTTTTTTTTGTTTTTAAATATATTTTATCACTTATTCCTCTTTTATGTACTCTTTTTGTAAATAGCTGTTAGTCAATATGTTATGAATTTGACGTATTGAGAAATCATCCATGTCTGTTACAAATGTGTTATCAAAAAGCGCTGATGTCAGCTCTCGAATAAACACTACCATGTGAAGTGATAACGTTTTACAGCCGCCCGGTGCAAGTCCATAGGAGGTGATCATCGTGATAAGTACCTCGGTGCCTGTTTCCCTGATGAAGGTCTCCCTTCGGTTGCGGATGCGGTTGTCCTCTTCTTCTGTAATAACGTAAGGGACGCTGGATTATTGCATCGTCTTGATAAGTGATAAAATCAATATATTCTGACATGTTTCTTTCTTTTTGCATAAATAACATTAAAAATCATACTTCTTATAAATGATTAGTGGCGATTTTCATCTTTTTTTTGTATTTTTGCTATTCAATGTTGTAGAACGTCAATACAAAAGAAACGGAAAAGATATGGATGAGAATAATGTGCCTGACATGCGTCCGACATTCGAAGAAATTCGGAAAGTGGATGATAACGGGAAAGAATACTGGAGTTCACGCGAACTTTGTAATGCGATGGGCTATTCGGGATATTGGAAATTCCAGAATGTAATAGACAAAGCAATCAAGGTTGCCAGTGAAAAAGGTATGGATATAGATGACCATTTCAACCACGTGGTTGAAATGGTTAAGCTGGGTAGTGGATCGTTTCGCAAGGTCGAAGCTTTCCATCTATCCCGTATGGCCTGTATGATTATTTCTGAGAATGCTGATTCAAGGAAGTTATTGGTGAAGCAGGCAAGAGCCTATTTTTCTCAATCCGTATCTACAACCGAACTTATGCGGAACTCACTGGAATCCAATATCTTACTGTATAAAACTGCACAGGGTGAGACTCGCATTGAAGTGATTTTCAACAACGAAACTTTTTGGATGTCACAGAAAAAGATGGCTGCTTTGTTTGGTGTTGACGTAAGAACAATCAGCTATCATATTGGGCAGATTTACGAGACTGGAGAATTGGATAAAATGGCAACTATCCGAAAAATTGGGATAGTTCAACTGGAAGGAGAGCGTGATGTTGAGCGTGCTCCATTGTTCTACAATCTTGATGTTATCATCGCTGTTGGTTATCGAGTGAACAGCTATCAGGCAACCCAATTCCGTATATGGGCAACCTCTGTATTGAAGGAGTTCATCATTAAGGGTTATGTCTTGGATGATGAACGTCTGAAACAAGGTAAGCACTT